TCATGACTGGTACAGCTTCACTTTCTTGCGCCAGTCGGAGGTGGCTTCCGCCTCCCCGGTCAGGCGTTCCAGATAAGCGTCGATTTCGGCCTGGCTCCAGTGCGGGAGGTTGCCGAATGTGACAGGTGCGGGCAAACGTCCGGCGATGATCTCACGCTCCAGCTCGGCCGGTGAGAGGTCGAGATAGGCGCACACCGTGGCCCTCTTCATCATGCGCGGCCATGAAGGACGATGGACACCCATCAGGCTGGCTCATCGCATGACACGAGGGCGAGAAGGTCGGCGACAGTCACCGCCGCCAGCACCGCGTTGTCGTCGACCGGTTGGCCCGTCAGCTGCTCAAGATGATGGGCGATGCGCAGCCGCGTGAAATCGGTGCCGACGATTGCCGCGCGATCATCGGTTAGCTTGACCGGCCAGCACATATGCGCGGCGACGATGATGCGCGCGGCGTGACGCTTATCGACGCCGGCGACCCACGCCTTCTCGATGAAGGACAGCGGCGGGCGTTCGCCGTCGCGATTGCACTCCCGGCAGAAGCCGGGCTTCGCGCACGCGCCAGCCATCCAGCGTCCGTCGTTCTGGAGGAACTCGTGCCGCACGTCGATCCAGTCGCGTCGGATGCGGACGCCTTCACGCATGGGCCAGCACCTCCAGCACGTCGTCGGGAAGCCGGAACAGCCCGAGCGCACCCTTGCACGGCACCGGCTGGGCAAGGGGGACGGGATTGGCGAGCCGGATGCCATAGGGACCGAAGAACCACGGGCTCTCGCTCTCCATCACCGCCCCGCCAAGCTCGATGCTGCCCACGATCGCGCCGCCAGCGTCACGCATGTCGCGCCAGCTTATGCCCGCCTCGCCCGGCTGGCCGCCGGCTGCACGAAGGCAGGCGCGGACGTGCTCCCAGTCGTCCTGTACGCCGGCGAGGCTCCACCATGCGCTGGCATGAAGCCAAACACGGCCACGATGCCGCCACGGCCCGGGGGCGGTTCTCGATGTCCTTGTCGAGGTGGAGGATCGCCCACCACCACGGAGCACGGACGCTGATCGCCACTTCGGGGATCACGGCTGTTCCCCCAGCCCAGCGGGTGCATAGACCGGAAACGCCTCCACCTTTCGCCAGCTGTTGGTCTGACGATCCGCCGCAGCCAATGCAGTTGCCTCCGACATGAACACCTGCCCGCAGAGGACCCGATACTCGCCGTATTGACGGGCCGATCGCGTATGCGCAGCTCGCGCTGCACGAAGCATCCAGGCGATGGGCTGATCGTTCACGCCGCACCCCCGATCGCCGACCGAAACGCCCGGCCAGCGTCGGTCACATGAATGAACCGCTCGCGCTTGTCCTCGCCGCGGCGACGCTCGACAAAGCCGTGCTCCTCCAGCGTGCCGAGTGCGCGCGAGACGACGGGCTTGGACACCTTCAAGCTGTGCGCCATCTCGCGCACCTTGAGCGGCTCGTCGTGCTTCATCGCCACGCCCATGATCGCGAGCTGGCGCGTCGTCAGTTCGAGGTAGGAAGGCGACGTGACGAACGCCACCGCCTGGTCAATCAGGTCAGCCATGGTGGATAAGCTCCAGTTCGAGCATGTAGGGGAGACAGGTCGGCGGCCGGCGGCGCACGCAGCGCACCATTGCATCGACGCTGATCCACTCGGCGGGAGAGCGCCGGATATGTGCCGCGATGGCGATGGCCGCCCCGAGGGGATCGTGGATGATGTTTTCGAACGACAGGTTCAGGAACCGCCCGTCGCCGATTCGCGCGACCGCCTGCCGCGCCCGTCCGGTGTCCTGACGGACGCTATGCTCCATCGCACGACGCGCGGCGCGGTCGTTGCGCGTACCCAGCAGCTTCAACATGCTTTTCGCCTGCTCGGCCGGGTGGCGCGATAGAAAAATGGTCCGATACTCCAGCCCTATCGGCGGCGCGTGCAGGTGTGGATCGAGCAGCTTAACCGCCCGGCCCTTCGCCGCCGCGTAGAACTCGCGCTGCGCATCGAGAGCGGGCAAGCGCAACGTCATCGCGTCTTCGAATGCAGGGTAGACGCCCACAGTCGGCACGCCGGCGGCGGCGAGCATCTGCATGACCAGCGACGAGCCACAGCGGCCGAGTCCCGCGACGAGGATGGTCGGCTCAGTCATGGGCCAGCACCGGGCGTTCGTGCGCGCACTTGGGGCACGCGGCGCGCTTCATCAGCATCGCGACCCTTTCAATCTGCATAGGCAGGTAGGCGACGATCCAGACGTGGCGGCAGGCGTCGTCACCACATCGCGCCATGACGACGTTCGGCTCCTGCGGCTGGGGCGCGCCGACGAGGTGGAGGTTGAGCGCGTCAGGCACGCCGTTTCCCCTCAACGCGGCCCAGGCAGAACTCGAAGAACAGACCGAGCCATTCAATCGCGACAGACCAGCCAACAACTTCGTTCTTGATGGATTCGGGTTCGCTTAGCGAACCGCCTCCCCATGACCCGACGCTGACGCGCGGCAGTAAGCTGATCAGCATGGTTGGTCCTCCGGCATGACCGGCATGTGGGTCCAGCCGATGTGCGTCACGAACTCGTCGGAGATCGGCTCGAACGTCACGTCGCCGTCGCGACCTTCATAACGCTCGAACCAGCCCGTCACGCAGCCGCTGGGATCATTCGCCCAGTCGGGGCGATCGTCGTCCTCCCATATGAGTTCGACGCGCTTGAGATAGTAGATTTCGCCGCTTGAGCGGACGCGAAGGGCGTCATTGCTCTCCCAGCAGGCGAGGACGCGCATTTCGACGCCTTCGTCAGCTTCGGGCGCTTGGCTCATCGGATACCAATTGAGGCTCATTGGTGGCCCGCCAGTCCGGCGTCGCGCGCGGCATTGACGCGAGCCATCGCTTCCTGCGTGCCCCCTTTGTCGGGGTGCACCCGCTGCGCCAGGCGCAGATAGGCGTCGGTAATCTCGCCGCGTGTCGCGTTCGCGCTCACGCCCAGCACCGTGTGCCACGCCTCCGGCGCAGGCAACGCAACGAACCCTTTGAACGTCTGGCGCACGATGTGCAGCCCGCCATGCCGCATCTCCGTCCGGCGCGCTTCAAGGATGTGGTAGATCGCCTGGAGGTTGTCCTCCGGCTTCGGGTAGCGGTCGACAGCGATGCAGCGCTGCTCGCCATCCCACATGAACCAGGCCGCGACGCCGGTGTCCTTGGCTGGGGTGAGGTCCAGACCTCCCACATTGGACGACAGCACAATGTCCGTCACCGCCTTGCCGCTTTCTCGGCCGAACGCCTGCAACGCCGACTTGACGTTCTTGAGGGCCGCCGACAGCGACGTCTTGAACTGCGACGAGACCTTCGTCTGCGTGCGCGGCTGGGTGTCAGGCCAATGCAGCGGGTATGGCGGGATAGATGCAGCCATCGGAAATCCTTGGGTAGCGGTCCGACCCGCCTCGAAGGCCGGACCGCAGCGGGGGTGAGCGACGCCGTGCAGGGCGCCCGAGGCTCGGGGGGCTCGTTAGTTCATCGTCTCGACGGGATCGCCAATGGCGGCCAACTGGCGGAGATTGCGAGAGAGCAGCGTGATAAATGCCTGCGCCTCGTCTGCGTCGATCCGGGCGAAGAGAGCATCACCGCCCTTGGCGTGGAGCGACAGGAACAGCATCGGCTCGCCGCCCACAACGTCGTGGCCGACGCCGATCGCGCCGCCCAGCTGCTCGACATCCGTTGATCGGATCGGTTCGACCCGGTCCGGCTTCATCGTCTCGCAAGCCATCAGCGCCATGACCGGGTGCGATATATGGGTGCCGCTCATCGGCGCTTCCTTTCCGGCTGGGCGATCGATTCAGGCAGCGGCTTGCGCCGATCCGCCTCCACATGGACGCGGCCCCAGTGCGCGCGACCCAAGGTCGGCACGGGCGCGAGCTCCTTGAAACGCTGCGCGATCATAGCCCCGCCTCGTGCTTGAGCCGGTCGCGCTCCGCCATGACGAACGGACGCCACAGTTCGGGAACGCCGCGCCAGTGGTCCGACCAGAACTGTTCCGCCGTGCCCGCCATCATCGCCTTGGGCAGGCCGTCGAGAAGCTCCTTCACGACGAGCGGCTTGCGGAACGCCGGGGCGAGGCCGAGCGTCATCGGCGGCTCTTGCGGCGGGGGCAGAAGTTCCTGCGCGCGCCGGCCGGCAACCTGCGTAGGAGCGGGATCGGGTGTCATACCCATTCTCGTGAACAGTTCCCGCATTGCGCGCTCCAGCTCGCCGATGCCGGCCGGCGTCCAGCGCTTCCAGATCGGCTTGCCGTTGCGCAGCTGGATTTCACCGTCCCGCCGCACGACTTCGCACTGGGCCCAGATCGACGGCAGGCCATAGAGATAACGCCCGATCCCCCACATGACCGCCGCGCGCTTGAAGGCATCGGACAGGCCGCCCTTCTCGCCTTCCATGGCCGTGGAGCCAGCGCCGTCGCTCTTGGCGGTCCAGCGCGTGCCCATGTCGATCGATATGGTGGCGATCACGCGCCCGCTGGCCGTCTCGGCAAAACTGCTTTCCCAGCCGGCCGGCCCGCACACATCGTCGAGCCGGTTCTGCACGGCGCGGGACGTGATGTAGCAGAGCGCCATCGCGCGCTGCCCGTCACGGGACACCTGCTGGGCTCGCCAGCTATGTTCGCTGGGCGCGAAAGGCGCGCGAAGGGCGTCGAGGTCAACCACGGCTGTCCGCCCACTTTGCGAGCGCGTCCAGCGCCTGTTCGCGCGCGCCGCCCTCCGACACCGACAAGCCTTCACCGTCCGCCAGCTTAGCGTCCACGGTCGCGGACATCAGGCGATCGAGAGCGCGGGCGAGAGTGGTTGCGACATCGCCGCCGACCGCCACCGGCCGGGGCTCCATCAGAAGCTGTTGCACGGCGCTCATAGCGGCAGGCTCTTTGCGACGGCGTAGAGCATCAGGAAGAAGCAGACCCCGCCCATACCGACCATCACCGCCTCGTGCCAAAGCTGATTGTGCCAGAGTTTCGACACCATGCGGGCGCGATATTCGGGTGTGCCGATCACGAAAGCAGGCGTCGCCTTCGCCTGGCTCAGATACTCTTCGACCCAATCAACCGCATCGTCGTGGTCGGCCGGCATCCCGAAGGTGCGCGCAAGGCCTTCCAGCCGGCGATATGCTTCGCAGAAGGCGATGATCTCACGCGACGTGGACACCTGTCCGATCGCGGTAATGTCGAGCCAGTGCTGTTCCAGGCGGAGGATGGCCGCCCGGCCGGTCGTAGAACGCCACGGCGAAGCGGGCGGCACGACGGTGCGGGCTTCGGCGGGCAGAGCGTCAGATGGTGCAAGCGAGGACATGCGTCCCTCCCGGTGGTTACGGGAAGGATATTTACAATCCGTTTGTAGCTAGTCAACAACCAATTTGTGGATTGCTGGCTTAGTTCACACCCAACCGGATCCATTGTGTTTGGCACGCCAATAGCGCGCTTTGTTTCTGGCGTCCGACAGAAAGACGATGAAGAGGATCAGCCACGCCAGCAGCGAGACACCAAATAGGGGCCCGAGCTCGATCGCGCGATGGAAGAGCACTTCCGTCAGAACCAGCGCGTATAGTGCCAGCGTCCAACGCAAGGTGCGTTTGAAAGCCCAAGCAACATATCCGAGATTGTAGCCCATACCTGCCTCCCTACTGCACCTTACGCCCATACCAGATCACACGCCCGACCAGACTTACTTCGTCGAGCAGACGCTCCACTGGGGGGTAAAGATCGGCGTTCTTGCTGACCAGCCGAACACGTGGCGGGTCGCTGTTGTGCACACGCTCAACATATTTCACGACGTGACCGTCAACGTCCCACAAGCAAAAAGGGCCGGGCTGAGCCAAGGACTTCCGCCGCGTATCGACCAGTATCTGATCGCCGCCCTCAAAATCCGGTTCCATGGAGTTGCCCTCCGCCACCATGGCTAAGAGCGACGCGGCCGGAGCGCGCAATTCACGCTCGATCAGGTCGCGCGACATCGAGACGTAACCCTCGTCGCCGTCACCCGTACCGCCGGCCCCCATTCCTGCGAAAGTGGGGAGCAGGCGGATCAGCACGCCGGCATCGGTTGTCGCGACCGAGAGGTACGGGTCTTCGCCGGTGCCCTCATCGGCGTCTTCCAGCGCCATCGCGATAAAGCGGACCCACGACGGCTTACGCTTCGTGTTTCCCTGCTCGAACTTGGAAATGACCTGCTGCGAGACGCGCACAGTATCCCCATGCTCGGCAGCCAAGCCGTTGATGCGCGTTGCTAGATCGCTGGCAGACCAGCCCCGCGTGGTGCGCTCTGTCTTACACCAGAGCCCAGCCGCGCCAGGGTCTTCGGGTTCTCCATTCATCGGACAAGCCTACAAAACTTTTGGAATAGGAACTGCTACAAATGGGTTGTTATCGTGACAAACCAGTTGTAACGTCCAAGACCATGTCCGACTTCACGCTAGAGCGCGCCCTCAATGCTGAGCCCTTTTTGGGCAACCAAACCAAATTTGCATCGGCGATCGGCACGTCTCAACAGAACATCTCGAACTGGCTGAAGGCTCGTAAGCGCCTGCCCGGTGAATTTGTCCTGCGAGCCGAAGAAGTGACAGGGATCAGCCGCCATGTTTGGCGGCCGGACCTTTACCCCCTCGCAGATGCAGCGCGACCTTGCACCGCATCAGAGGGGGCTTGTCCAGCGAATTAATCACGGTTCGCTGAATTTCGGTTGGTTGGTCTGCCGCATCGTCTTGTGCGGCCGCCATTTCGCGCGCGTTGGGCCGGGGGAGACTGGGCTTGAGTATTTTCATTTACGGATTGGTAGCGGCGGCAGCGGCCGGGGGGCTTGTCATTGGACTCGTAGCGGGTGGCCTCATCACCGTCTGGCGCATCGACCGGCACAACGCCGCCTTCCTCGACGATGAGAGGGGCGGCGCATGAGTGTCGCATCCGCAACCGTCCACGTCGGCGACGCCACCCTCCTGCTGGGTGACGCCTACGACCTGCTGCCCACGCTCGGCTGGTTCGACATCCTCGTCGCGGACCCGCAATATGAATTCGACAACTCGGGAGGCGGAGCTTACCGGGCCGCGCGCGGTGCAAGCGACCAGATCGTGGAGGAAGGGCTCGACCAGGGCTTCGACCACACGATCATCAATTCCCTCATGTGCGGGGCCGTCGTCGTCTTCTGTCACAATGACCAACTGCCCGGCCTGCTGACCTACCTCGACGGCAACTTTCACCGCTTCGTGGTCAATTTCTGGGCGAAACCAAACCCGGCGCCACACCGGAACAAGCACTATCTTGCGGACACCGAACCCTACATTCACGCGTGGAACAGGGGCTATGCGCCTGTCGGCGACCACCACGACATGCACCGGTGGATCGTCGCCAACTCCCAGCCGTCCAAGCTGTTCGGTCATCCCACCGTCAAGCCCGACGCTGTGATGGAGAAGATCATCGCCAACGTGGGCGGAAACAGCATCTGCGATCCCTTCATGGGCACAGGCTCGACCGGCGTCGCCGCGGTCAAGGCCGGCAAGCGGTTCGTCGGCATCGAGAAGAACGAAAAGCATTTTCTCACCGCTGTCGGCCGGATCGAGCAGGCGCATCGGGAAACGCTGGAAAGGGCGGCTGCATGATTTGGCCTTTCAAGAGAAACAAAAAACTGAAAGTCGAACGGCCACCAATCAATGAGGATTGGGCACCGGGCGACCTCGCCTACTGCGTCGACGGCAACTGGGGAGCCGTGACAGGCCCGCCGACGGCATCGATTAGCCGAGTTGAATTCGCATTCCCGGGCGTAGAGCGCGACACGGGTGCGCTTGGCTGGGGTTTGAAGTTGCAGAGCTGGCCAGACCGCTACGCCGCGACAGCCTTCCGCAAGGTTCGGCCGGATGTAACTGTGTGCTCGACCGAATTTGCCAACTTCATGAAGCGACTTCGCAAGAGGCCTGCGCCGGCCGGGGCTGACCAATGATTCGCTGCCCCTACACCCGCGACGCGGTGGTCAACATGCTCCCAGTGTTCCAAAGCGACGAGCATATCGCCCGGCGCGTCTCCAATGCCGCCTATCGCATCAGCGCCGCCGATGTGCGCGCGCTGCGCGTGCGGCAACCATCCACCCGGCGCTAGGAGAAGACCATGTCTGACGGCAACGTGGCGGCTGACCAGCTCCGCCTTCTGATTGAGCGCATCGAGCGGCTCGAGGAAGAAAAAAAGGGCATCAACGACGACATCAAGGACGTCTATCTGGAGGCGAAAGCCACCGGCTATGACGTCAAGACCATGCGCGCCATCATCCGCTTGAGGAAGATGGAGAAGAACGCCCGGCAGGAAGCGGAAGCTCTGCTGGAAACTTACAAGGTTGCCCTCGGCATGGAGGACGCGCCCGCCCGCACGCCGGACATGTTTCAGGAGCATGACGGCCGGCCCGACCCGTCCCGGCCGGCCCCTGCTCCATCGGCGAGCGATGCCGAGCGGTTCAACGAGGCGATGAACCTCGTCATCGACCATCAGAACGCGTCGACATCGTGGCTCCAGCGCCAGATGCGCATCGGTTACAATGCGGCAGCCCGGCTGGTCGAGCAGCTGGAAACGCGTGGCGTCGTCGGCCCGCCCAACCATGTCGGCAAGCGTGACGTGCTGGTCCCGCCTGCCGGACAGGCACATCCTGCCCTCGCGATGATGGCGGAGGCGGCTGGCGTCACATGAGCCGCAAGTCCATGCGCGCCCGTCTGGAGGCGCGCCTAATCGCCGAGGGCAAGCTGCCGCCCAAGACCCAGCCCGCGCCATCACGCGGGAAGGAGCGTCTCTACGCGCTCGGCCGGCTCAAGGTCGGCGAGAAGAACCAGACCGAGCAGCGATACGAGGATGAGGTGTTGAAGCCCGGCCTCATTGCCGGCGAGATCCTCTGGTATCGCTTCGAGGGCATCAAGCTCAGGCTCGCCGACAATACCTTCCTCACGGTCGACTATGCCGTGCTGCCCGCCGACGGCGTGCTGACCATGGTCGATGTGAAGGGCGCGGCCGCGATCGTGCAGGAGGACGCGCGCGTGAAGATGCGCGTGGCCGCCGACAGCTATCCGTTCGCCTTTCGGCTGGCCTTCCCAGCCAAGGGCGGCGGCTGGACGGTCAAGGAGGTCTGACCATGTCATGGGAGGCCGAACATTGGGCGCGTCAGCAGCGCACGGGCGACCCGGTCACGAAAGCCGTTCTGGTCGGGCTCGCCAACTGGATGAACCCGAAGGGTGACGACTGCCAGGTGTCGATGCGCCGGCTGGCGGACGAGGTCGAAATCTCCGTTCGAACGGCCCAGCGCCATATCCAGCGCCTAGAGGCGATGGGGCTGATCGAGAAGCATGAAGCGCAGCGCGAGGACGGTGGACAGGGTTGGAACAGCTTCCGCTTTCCGAGTTACAGACCCCCGCGTGTGTCGCATGTGGAACCGGCAGGCAAGCAGGCGAAACCCCCTGTCAAATTGTCACCCCCCCCTGCCAATCTGACAGAGGGGGAGGGCGACAAATTGACACCCTCCCCCCACGACAATTTGACACGGGGAGCCGCGCCAAATTGTCATGGGGAGGGTGACAATGGTGTCACCCCAGAGAGAGGAAAAGGACTAGATAATACCCCCCCTACCCCCCCTCCCGGGGGGAGCGATGATGGGGCAAAAAGAAATCGGGGATCACGGATCGCGGAGGATTGGTCCGCACCGTCGATCGCGGACCTGCCACCCGCAGCGAAAGCCAAGGCGCGCCAATGGCCGCCTGGAGCCTACGAAGCCGAGGCCGAGGCGTTTCACAGTTTCTGGCTCGGCGAAAGCCGCGCCGGCTCGCGCAAGAGCGACTGGAAGCGAGCGTGGTGCAACCGGATCAACGAGATCACGGGCCGTGTCCTGCGCGACGCCAAGGCCGGTGTGCGGCACACGCCTGCTGCGCCGCCAGCGCCGCCCACGGCATCCAGGTCGCACGACACGACGCGGGAGAACGCCGCCGCCCACAAAATCCGCGACGCCGTCCGCAAGCGGCTCGGCGGTCAGGTCTACGAGCAATGGATCGCGCCGTCGCGCCTCGACGTCCACGCCGGCACGTTAACGATCGTCGCGGTCAGCGCGTTCGCCAGCACCTATCAACGCGACAATTTCGCGGGCGAGATCGGCCAGGCGATGCACGCCGTGCTCGGACCAGACGCAGAACTCCGCTTCCATCACGAAAGGCCTCCAGCATGAACTCACCCGCCGACGAAATCCGCGCTCTTGCGGCGCGGGCCCTGGATGATGCCCGGGCGGAGAATGATGCCGCACGCGAGGCTGTCGTCCGCGCGCAAGCCTACATGGACAAAGCTATGGAACTGAGCGCCCTCGCCGACCGCATCGACACGACCACCATCGATGGCGGCGACCGCGAACTGCAAGTCTCCATCGTCCGACCAGCGTGACGCAGCGCGTCGGAGAGTTTGAATGCCTGTGCGGCGCACGCGAGATCGCCGACGATCAGCCCGTGCCGCGCACCTGCTGGAACTGCAAGGCTGAAACGATGGGCGCGTTCGGTAACCGCGCAACGCGCATCGATGTTACGGCCACGCCACCGCCCCCACCGGCACGCGATATTCCTGTTCACTCCCAACACCCTGCCCGCGCGCGCCCAGCGCCGAAAAATCAGCCACTTAACGCCGATCAGCTAGAATTTCTGTGAGCATTGCCAGCTATCAACATGAAATTGCTTGCACGACCCCAGTCAGACGCGCGAGATTCGCGCCGGGCAATTGATCGAGCGGGCCATGAAACAGGGACAAAAGCCGAAGAAGGCTTCCCGGAAGAGCGGGCGGCCGAAGAACGCTGACACGCAACGCCTCTCCATCATGCAGGAGAGGTTCGTTCACGAATATCTGGCGACCACGCCGCACAATGCCACCGCCGCCTACGCACGCGCGGGCTATCAGGCGACCGGCCAGGCGGCCCGCACCGCCGCTGCGCGCCTGCTCAAGCAACCAGCCATTCAGGCAGCGATCGCCACGCTGCGCGAGAAAGACGCCGCCAAGTTCGAGATCACGCGCGAGCGGGTGCTGGAGGAATATGCCAAGCTGGCGTTCGTCGACCCGCGCAAGTTCTTCGGCGAGGACGGCACGCTGAAGCATCCGACCGAACTGGACGACGGCACCGCGGCGGCGCTCGTCCAGTTCGAGATCGAGGAGGAGTTCATCGGCGACGAGCCGGACACCGAGCTTGAGGCGCAGCCCCATGGCGGCGGCCTCAAGCGCCAGCACGCCAAGACGCTCGCGATCGGCCGCACCGCCAAGATCAAGTGGAGCGGCAAGAAGGAGGCGCTCGACAGCATCGTCAACCTGATGGGCTGGAAGAAGGAGCCCGCACCGCTAGGCACGCCCGAAAACCCCCTGACGATGATCGTGCAGGATCTGCAAGGCCGAAGGAGCGCCCTCACGCCGTTGAGCGCCCCGCTGGACGATGACGACGACGAATGAGCGTCATGAACCACAACTTCGTGCCGAACACGGCGGACGAGCTGAAGGCGTGCCTCGCCGATCCCATGTGGCGCGTCTGTTCGGGCCAGCTCTACAAGATCATGGTCAAGGACGACAGCATGTCGGAGGGCACCAAGGTCATGCCCTTCCGGCCGAACCGCGCGCAGAAGCGGTTCATTCGCCGACTGTGGTTCCGCAACCTCATCCTCAAGGCCCGGCAGCTGGGCTTCACGACGCTGGTCGCCATCCTCTGGCTCGACCACGCCCTTTTCAACCCGAACCAGCGGTGCGGCATCGTCGCGCACGACAAGGACGCGGCCGAGAACATCTTCCGCGACAAGGTCCGCTTCGCCTACGACAATCTGCCCGAGCAGCTGCGCGCCGAAATGCGCCTCAAGCGCGACAGCGCCAAGGAGCTGCTGTTCGCCCACAACAACAGTTCGATTCGTGTCGCCACATCGATGCGGTCGGGCACCATCGACCGGCTGCACATTTCCGAGTTCGGGAAAATCTGCGCCAAATATCCCGACAAGGCGCGCGAAGTCGTCACCGGCTCGCTGCCGGCCGTGCCCTTGAACGGCATCGCCATCATCGAGAGCACCGCTGAGGGCCAGGGCAACGAGTTCCACTCGATGTCGGTCCGCGCCGAGGCGCGATCACAGATCGCCCGCGACCTGACGCAGCGTGAATGGCGGTTCCACTTCGAGCCGTGGTGGCGGAACGACGAATATGAGATGGACCCGACGGGCGTCGTCATTACGGCCAAAGAGCATGAATATTTCGACACCATCGAGGCCGCCGCCGACACCACGCTCAGCCTGCGCAAGCGTGCATGGTATATCGCGACGCGCGACAGCGACTTCGCCGGCGACGACGAGAAGATGTGGCAGGAATATCCGTCCACGTCGAAGGAAGCATTCCAGCAGTCCAGCGCGGGCTGCTATTACACCGTCCAGCTAACCGCCGCCCGCCGCTCCGGGCGCATCGGCAATGTGCCACTCGTCACCCACGTCCCGGTCAACACCTTCTGGGACATCGGCAACCGCGACGGCACGGCGATATGGCTGCATCAACGCGTCGGCCTTGAGCATCGCTTCGTCGGCTTCATCGAAGGCTGGGGCGAGCCTTTCGACTATTACGTGAAGGAGCTGGAGAAGCTCGGCTATCTATGGGGCGTCCATCACCTGCCCCACGACGCGGACCACAAGCGCCAGCTGGGCAACGTCGTGGCCGCGCCTATCGACATGCTCCAGGAACTGCGGCCGACATGGCGGTTCGACATTGTGCCGCGCGTCGCCGACATCACCCACGGCATCCAGCAGACCCGCAATGTCTTCAGCCAGTGCTGGTTCGACGAGACGGCGTGCGCCGAGGGTCTCGCCCACCTCCAGAGCTACAGCAAGGAGCGCGACGCGCGGCTCGGCGTGTGGAAGCCCACACCCCGGCACGACATCCATTCCGAGGGCGCCGACGCCTTCCGCCAGTTCGCCCAGGGCTGGTCCGAACCCACCGTAGCAGCCGGCGCGCGGCCCAGCCGCAAGCGGCGTCCTTCATCAATGGCGGCATGACAATGGCACGACGCGAATTTGCTCTCGACCTCTCGCGCTATCACGAGCGCTTCGGCTACGGCGACCTGACCGTGTTCATGACTTGGTTCGGCGACGAGCTTGTCCCCTGCCTCGTCATCGTGCCGTCGCACTATGAGGGCCATGAGCGCGTCACGCCCTGCGTCGTGCCCCAGCGCGCCGCGTGGGTGTGGAGCGAGACGCTGGGCGACCCGCGTCACTGCGCCCTCGCCTCCTACCAGTTCTGCCAGTTCCTGCGGATCAACCCTGACCCGAACAGCGTCATCCGCATCACGTCGATCATCCGCGATCACATCGGCGACCTCATCTCCATCCCCCCTGCTCCCTTCGAGACCGCCGTCGTGGCCGACGCCATACGGCGCGACAGCGACGGCAAGGAGCATCATACAGAGGTGCGCGACCGTGTTTGACGACACCATTCAGGCCAAAGGCATCGAGTTCGGCAAGGTCAGCAGGACCACGCCGGAAGAGCGGCTCTATCCCGACAGCAACAACATGCTGCCGATCAAGCCGAACCGCCGCACGTCGGCGCTCGACAGCCCTCATGGCATCCAGCTCCAGCGCAAGCTGATCGGCTTCTACCAGCGCGAGCTGGAGCGCCAGGCGATCAATCGCGCCGCGATGGTCGAGGACGAGGACTTCTACGACAATGAGCAATGGTCGCAGGAAGACATCGCGACGCTGAAGGATCGCGGGCAGGAACCGCTCGTCTACAACGTCATCTCCACGACGGTGAACTGGGTGCTCGGCACCGAGAAGCGCAGCCGCACCGATTTCAAGGTACTGCCGCGCCGCAAGCAGGAGGGCAAGCCGGCCGAGCGCAAGACGCAGATTCTCAAGTATCTGTCGGACGTGAACCGCTCGCCCTTCCACCGGTCGCGCGCATTCGAGGACACAGTGAAGGTCGGCGTCGGCTGGCTGGAAGACGGCGTGCAGGACGAGGACGACGGCGAGCCCATCTACTCCCGCTACGAGAACTGGCGGAACATGCTGTGGGACAGCGCCTCGACCGAATATGACCTGTCCGACGCGCGCTATGTGTTCCGGTCCAAATGGCTGGATTACGACGTCGGGGCGGCCCTGTTCCCCGAGCGTCGCAAGCATCTTCAGGAGGCATGTCGCGAGGCGGGCGCGTTCGGGACTGACTGGCTGTTCGGCGACGAGGCCATGGACAGCCTTGAAGACGCGATTGCGGAGGGCACGCTCGATAACCTGGCTACCAATCGCGATCGCTTCCGTGCGATCGAGGCGTGGTTTCGCAAGCCGACGAAGGTCAAGACCATGCGTGGCGGCGACTTCCGCGGCGAGGTGTTCGACCAAGGCTATGAGCCCCACCAGCGCCAACTGGACGAGGGCCTCGCCACGCTAACCGATCGCGTGATGATGCGGATGCACGTCGCGGTCATGACCGAAAACGACCTGCTCTATGTCGGCGAGAGCCCTTACCGGCACAACCGATACCCGTTCACGCCCATCTGGTGTTACCGGCGCGGCCGGGACGGGATGCCCTACGGCATGATCCGTGGCATGAAGGGCATCCAGCGCGACATCAACAAGCGCGCGACCAAAGCGCTGGCGATCCTCTCCTCCAACAAGGTGGTGATGGAAGAAGGCGCGGTTCCCGACATTGACGAGTTCGCCGAAGAGGTTGCGCGCCCAGACGCGATCATTGTGGTGAAGAAAGGCCACGAACTGAAAATCGACGCCGACCGCGAGCTTGCGCCGGCACACCTCGACCTGATGAGCCGGTCGATCGTCATGATCCAGCAGCAGAGTGGCGTGACCGACGAAAATCTCGGCCGCAAGACCAATGCTTCTTCCGGCATCGCGATCGGCCGTCGGCAGGAGCAAGGCGCTATGGCCACGGCCGGCATCTTCGACAACCTGCGCTTCGCCGCCCAGGTGCAGGGCGAGAAGCAGCTATCCACGGTCGAGCAGTTCATGACCGAGGAGAAGGCGTTCCGCATCACGAACATGCGCGGCACGCCCGAATATGTGACGGTCAACGATGGTCTACCCGAAAATGACATCGTCGCGACCAAGGCGGACTATGTCATCAGCGAGCAGGACTGGCGCGCGTCGGTGCGCGCGGCACAGACTGAGGAGCTGCTTGCCCTTCTCTCGCAGCTTGCACCGGTCAATCCCCAGGTCGCGCTCGTCATGCTCGACCTCGTCGTCGAAGGCATGGACGTGCCCCAGCGCGACGAGCTGGTCCGACGGATCCGCAGCATCACAGGGATGCGTGACCCCGACGCGGAAGAGCCCACGCCTGAGGAAATTGCGCGCGAGCAAGCGCAGCAGGAGGCCCAGCAGCGGCAGGACGCGCTCACGGACGCGACGATCGCCGACAAGCAGGCCAGCGCGCAGCAGAAGGCGGCGCAGGCGCAGCGCCTCGCCGTCGAGGCGCAGAAGGCCCAGACGGCCATCGCGGCCGGCAATATGGGCGCGGTGAAAACGGCACTGGAGACGGCCTTGCAGATGCTGTCCGCCCCGGTCGCCGTGCCGATCGCCGACGATCTCCTCCGCGAGTCCGGTTTCATGCCCCGGTCGGAACAGGAAGAGGATGCCCGCATCGCCGGCGTCATCGAGGGCGAGGCGCAAGCCGATCAGGCGGCCGCGATGGAAGCGGCGCAACAGCAGCAGCTTGAGCAGCAGCAGGCCGGGGTCGCCGCCGAACCCGGCATGGATCAACCACCCGCGCCGATGGCCGGCGCTTAACGCACGACGAAGGACCGACGATGAACCCCGATGACGTGAACGACGAAGACCTGAGCCTGCTCACGGATGAAGAGCGTGCAGGCATGGAGGATGACGACGAAGGCGACGACGCGGCCGATGATGCCGGCGACGACGGTGCCGAAGATGAGGAAGATGCCGGCGCCGACGACGAAGGCGACGAGGAAGATGGCGCTGCCGACGATAGCGGCGATGCAGACGGTGCGGACGACGCCGGCGACGCAGCTGACGATGCGGCGGGGCGGGACGACGGCGATGACGACGACGCTGCATCCTCGCCCCGGCCGAGCGGCGACCGCGTCGATCCGACCGAGGTTCAGACCAAGCTTGATGAGATCGCCAAGCAGAAGACCGACCTCGAAAAGCAGCTGGACGAAGGCGAGATCACGACGAAGGAATATGTCGCTGCCCTCGACAAGCTGAACGACGACAAGGGCGAACTGACGGGCAAGCTTGCGCGGCAACAGGAGCAGGACGAGGCCGTCACCAAGGCTTGGTATGGCGACGTCAACAAGTTCCTGGCGAAGCACAAGGATGTCAGCGCGAACGACACGCGCCTCCAGTCGTTCGATTCGGTCGTGCGCCGCGTCACCGCCGATCCGGCGAACAGCAGCCTCAGCAATCGCAAGCAGCTGGAGAAGGCTCACGCCCTCTGGAAGGAGGAAATGGGCATCAGCGAGACGACGGAGTCCAAACCGAAGGCCAAGCCTGCCGCCGGAAAAGAGGCCACCAAGCCGAAGCCGACCAAGCGCGAACTGCCGCCAACGCTGCATAACCTGCCGGCGGCTGATCTTCAGGTCGGAGATGATGGCAAATTCTCCTATCTCGATGCCCTGCTGAACTCCGGCAAGACCGTCGAATATGAAGACCAGCTGGGGCGGCTCTCGGAAGCGGACCAGCAGGATTATTTGAGCCGGGCGTAGAGCACGGCTCACAACACTCAGAAAAGCGGGGACATATGCTCAGGCTCGATGTGCGTGTAGGCGAGAGCGTTGCCATAGGTGACGGGATCGTCCTGACGCTGGAGAAGAAGTCCGGCCAGCTGGCGCGCATCGCGTTCAAGGTCGATCCTGCCACCAAGATAAGGATGATGCCGGGCCTACCTGGCATCCCCCCTAAGACATCGTCATAGGAACATGTTGCAAGTGTCGCGCGGATAGGGCAAAATCCGCGTCGGCAATGCGCATGAGTGCTCTGCGGGATTCAACTCCACGAGGGCACCAATGGGACAGACTGTCATCCCCTTCGGCGATGCCAAGGCGCAGAAGAAGTGGTCGGGCAAGCTCTTCATCGACACGGCGAAGAAGAGCTACTTCCAACGCAAATTCGTCGGCGAAGGCGAAAACAACATCATCCAGCGCAAGACTGAGCTGGACAGCGACGCGGGCGATCGCGTCAGCTACGACCTTTCCGTCCAGCTGCGCGGCAAGCCGACGGCGGGCGACAATCGCGTCAAGGGCAAGGAAGAAAGCCTCAAATTCTACACGGACGAGGTTGCGATCGACCAGCTTCGTCACCCCGTTTCCGCCGGCGGCCGGATGACGCGCAAGCGCACCGCGCACAATCTCCGCAACGTGGCGAAGGACCGGCTCTCCGATTACTGGTCGCAGTATATCGACGAGCTCAACTTCATCTACCTGTCGGGCGCACGCGGCATCAACGAGGATTTCATCGAGGACGCGGACTATACCGGCCATGCCGGTAATCCGATCCAGTCGCCGGACTCCGAGCATATTCTGTTCGGCGGCGATGCCACCTCGAAGGGGACCATCAGTTCGGACGATGGCTTCACGCGTGAGCTTGTCGAGCGTGCATCGGTCCGGGCGCGCATGATGCGCGCGCTCAACCCCAAGACGGCGAACATGCTGCCGATCGATTTGAACGGCGAGCGCCACTACGTCATCCTCATGTCTCCCTTCCAGGAGTATAACATGCGGACCGAAGTGGGGGCCGCCGGCTGGATGGAAATCCAGAAGGCCGCTTCCGCCGCTGAGGGTAGGAACTCGCCGATCTTCAAGGGCGGGCTCGGCATGGTCAACAACGTCGTGCTCCATAGCCATGAATCGGTAATCCGGTTCAATGACTATGGCGCTGGCGCGAACCTCTCTGCCGCACGCGCCCTGTTCATGGGCCGCCAGGCGGGCGTGGTTGCCTACGGCTCCGCCGGCGGGCTCCGCTTCACCTGGAAGGAGGAAGTGGACGACTATGGCAACGAGCCAACCGTCGTCGCGGGCACCATCATCGGCGTGAAGAAAACCCGGTTCAACGGCAAGGATTTCGGCGTCATGGCGCTCGACACCTACGCACGAAACCCGGCCCAGTAAGGAGCGGACGACATGGCAACGATCATCCATTCCAGGCACGCTTCCGGGACCGTGGCGACGCCCCGGCCGCAAACGGCTGGCGCTGTTCATGTGGCGAAGTTCCGGCACACTTTCTCGTCGGCGCTGGCTGCGGCCGCCATCCTCGAACTGGGCGTGCTTCCGGCATATGCCCATATCGTGGATTACAAGCTGATCCCCGAGGGCGACTTCGCGGGCGTTACAGCAAGCGGCGGCATCATGACCGGCGAACTCGGCGCAGACGACGATGCCCGCGATGCGGGCACGGAACTGTTCTCGGCCGCGACGGCGCTCGATGCCGTCCAGGCACCGGACAAGGCCGCCGCCTACAATGTCGCGCCGGTCGAGCAGGCGCGCGGGATCGGCCTTAAATTCAGCGGTCAGGTGGTCGCGAACGCGGCCAAGAAGCTGACCCTGATCGTCACCTACACGCAGTAGGCGGCACACGGCGGGCGCTCTGCACAGCGCCCGCCGTCCCTTTCCCGTCACCCCGCCGGAAGGAGAGCGACATGCTCATCGAATCCATCATCCGACGCCCCAAGGGCACCAAGGTCGACATGGGCTCGGCCATCTACCATTTCCTGCCTGATGCCGACGGCCGCCATGTCGCGGAAGTCGAGGACCAAGCTCACATCATCGCCATTCTCGCGATCAAGGAAGGCTATCGGCCAGCCGACGGTTCGGTCCTCGCCGCAGCCAGCGCAGTGCCCGTAATCGAAGGCCCGTTCTTCATCGTTCGCGGCCCGCAGGACATCGAAGCCTTTGGCGATTGGGCGCGCGCCATCCCCGAGATGCAGGACGATCCGGCCGAGTTCGTGCTGCTGATCGACAAGATCGCTGCCGGCGAAGCGAGCCTGGGCGGCTACGCGTTCCCCGCCAACGAAATCCCTTCGCCTGCGAGCGCGAGCGCAGGCACGCGGGCGGCGCGGGACACTTCTCCCCCGCCGCCGCCCGCGACCACCATTCTCCCCACAGCCCAGAGCCAGCAGGACTCCCGCATTGACGGCGGTTCGCAGTCTGCTGGTGAAGGCGGAGCCGGCGCGGCGGGTGGCGCCGGCTCCGAAACCGCCGAGGAAGAGGACGGCGAGGAGGAGGAGGAGGAGGCGGAAGCCGAAGCGAGCGGCGAACTCGACCGGGAAGCGCTCGCCAAGGAGTATAGCGAGCTCGTCGGTCATCGCCCCAACGGCAAATGGTCGGCCGAGAAGATCGCAGCCGCGATCGCCGAAGTGAAGGCGCAGGGCTGATCCCATGGCGCTGGCTTCGGAAGTGCTGGATCGGGCGCGCCGGCTGATCCAGGACGAAACCAGCGTCCGCTGGCCGCTTGTCGAGCTCTGTCTGTGGCTCGACGACGGACAGCGGGAAATCGCGCTCCAAAAGCCTTCCGCGATCAGTTCCAATGTCGTCCTGCCGCTCCAGCGCGGCACCCTCCAGACCATCCCGGACGAGGCGATCGCGTTGATGCGCGTCGTCCGCAACATCGCCTCCGTCGAGGAAGGTGGTCTGCGCAATCCCGGACCCGTCATTCGCATCTGCGCCCGTGACATGCTCGACGCGCAGAACCGCAACTGGCACGAGGATCGCGACGTGCGGTTCTCGCGGACCGTGAAGCACTACGTCTATGACGAGGAGGACACGCGCTCTTTCTACGTCTACCCCGGGAATGACGGAACCGGACTTGTCGAGGCGGTGCTGTCCCTCGATCCCGTAAAGATCGAGCCGTTGCGCGGCGGCGACGCCGAGGATCTTGAGAGCTACGCGGTCGAGCTCACCCTGCCCGGCATCTACATCAACGCGCTCGTCGATTATGTCTGCTACAAGGCCTATGCGAAGGACGCGCTTGTCGCCGGTGCCGCCCAGCGCGCCGCGCTCCACTATCAGCAGTTCGCGAACGCAGTCGGGATCAAGGTCAATCAGGAAGCCCTGAAAAGCCCGAACCACACCGGGGCCGCCTGATGCGCGAGCTTGCCGACTTTCTCCGCTGGGTGATGCCCTATGCAACCGCTTGCCCAGAACCCGTGGCCGAGAGCCACATCCTCGATGCCGCGCGCGAGTTCTGCGCGGCCACGCGATGCTGGCGGTTCGTGGACACGATCGTGGTCAAGGCCGATGACCGGGCGATCCTTTGCGTTCCGCCGGGCGCGAGCCTGCACGAGATCGAGGAAGCGCGCTTCGCTGGACGATCCCTCGACCGGATCGCGTATACCGACATCGACCACGGCGAAGGCGAGCCGCACGCGATCAGCCAGATCGACATGAACAGCGTTGCCCTTGTGCCCCATCGCGCCGGCACGCTCGACATCTCCCTCTTCCTCACGCCCGCTGTTCATGCCGATCAGCTGCCTGACATCCTCTACGACCGTTGGGCCAGGACCATCGCCGACGGCGCGCTTGCTTCCATCCTCGAATTGCCAGGCCAACCCTACACTGACGTGGGCGCGGCGGCCGCGCGGCGCGCGCGGTTCGAGCAGGCGAAGGACAGCAACTTCAACGCCAGCAAGCGAGGCCAGCAGCGTGCCCCCGTCCGAACTCGACCCCGCTTCCTCTGAAAGCGCCCCCTTCACGGCCTCGCCCACGCCCTACACGCGCCTGCCTCACGCGCCCGACCGGGAGGTGCGTGACCGCGGTGGCGACATGGCGGAACTGCACGACAAGCGCGGCGAACAGCGCCTGTTCTATTTCATCGACATGCGCCCTTATCTGCATGATGGCGAGAGCGTGGTGGCGGCAAGCGCCACCGTCGATCCGGTGTCCGAGCCGGAAATGCAGATCCAGCGCATGGAATATGCTGCCGACGCGGTGCTGGTCTGGCTCTCGGGCGGCAGGGACGCGGAACGCTACCTCGTCCGTGCCTCAGTCAGGACCAGCGGTCGGCGAACCTGGCTCATCACCTTCGCCGTCGTCACGCATGGGGACGCGGAGCCGGGCGAGGTCATCCTGCTTAGCGCGGAGCAGCTGAGCGACGGCGTTGCAGCCGGCGTCGCGCCGCAGCTAATGGCCTCGCCGCCCTCCGTGACGTTCCCCGACACCGCAGCCGGCGCGACATCCGCGCCGGTCGCTGTCAGCATTTCCAACATCGGCAGCGCGCCCGCCACGGTGCGATCGATCACGCTCACCGGGCCATTCGCTTTCACGAGCGACGCCGAAGGACGGCTGGACGCGGGCGAGGACTTCACGCTGCTCGTCCGGTTCAAGCCCCTTGCTCGCGGCTCGGCAACCGGGATACTCACCGTGGCCGGAAATGTCAGCGCAACCTTAGCTCTTTCGGGGCGCGCGACTTAGGCTATAATGGTCCGGCAATCGCGCATGAGTGCGGTCTTATTCAAAGGCTGCGCACATGCCCATTCTCGAAGGCTCTTCCTACGCGTCGTTCCTGATCCGCCTGTCACAGGCGGCGGACGAGATCGTCTCTGTTCAGTGGGCCACGGAGAAGGTGACGGCCGTTCCGGGCGTCGATTATGCCGACGCGAGCGGAACCGTCGAGTTCCTGCCGGGCGAGACGGAAAAGACCGTGCAGGTGCTCGTATACGGCCGCGCGCCGGGCGACACCAGCGAGCGCACCTTCCGCATCCGCGTTTTTCCCGCGCCCGACGTCATCCTGGGCGCGTCGATGCTGAACGCCGTGATCCGCGTCATCAACCAAGCCGGGGCGATCGTGACGGCCGTCACCGTGGCGAACGGGCCGGATGGCTTGAGCGCCTTCGAGCAGGCGAAGCTCCAGGGCTACGTCGGGACGCTGGCCGAATGGCTCGCGTCGCTCAAGGGCGAGGAGGGACGAGCCGCTACGACCCAGATGTTCGAAGCGGGCCTCATTGATGCCGACGACGCCGAGGCTCTGTTCGCGCGCCTCGCTGCGACCGGCGGGCCCGCAGGCGGCTGGTATAACAGCCTTGAAGCGGGCGCGGCCGATGTCGATGAAGGCGAAGGCTACTATGTCGCCACGCCCGAGGGTGACTTCTTCGCCGCGCAGAAGGTGGATGGCGTAGGTCGCAAGATCGTCGTCTTCGCTACCCACGCATCGTTCCGTAACAACGGCATCAACCTCTTTGACGAGGCGGTGGGCGATGGCGTGACGCTCGACCACGACGCGCTGAACGACGTGATCGAGACGGCAAAGAACTGGGGTGTGGGCCTCATCAACTGCGGCGGCGCAGGCAAAACCTATCTGATCGGCGGCACGCCGGCGAAGGTCGACGCCAATGACGGCCAGAACCGCTATCTGGCTCGGCTCTTCTCCAACCTCACGTTCCGCGGCAACGGCCCTGGCTCCCGGCCGACGTTCAAGATGAAGGGCGGCTATGAGCATCCCGGCGTCTTGTTCGGCGATCGCTGGTGGGATGGAGAGACGGTCGAGAATATCGCCTTCGAGAATATCGCCTTCGACGGCAACATGGCCGCGCAGATCATCCCCAACTATCCGGTCGGAACGCCCGACAACAATATCGACCAGCATCAGCGCGCGATCGGCCTGCTGCGGGCGAAGAACCTGCATGTGCGCAATTGCCTGTTCCGCCATTGGCGCGGCGATGGCGTCGCCATGTCGACCTACACCTATGTCGATGATGATGACCCCATCACCTATTCGAGCCAGCTGACTGTCGAGGATTGCGAGTTCTTCGACATCTTCTCGATCGGGATCAGCTTCGACGGCTTCCAGATGCGGTCGCGCGGCAACTATTTCCACGGTGACGGCTACTGGGTCGGTGCCATCAGCTGCGAGAGCCTTTCAACGCGCGGCCGCATTCAGGAAATCTGGTCGATCGCCGACTATTTCGACTTTCGGGACGGCCTCTCGCCCACGGCGGCAACGGTGCGCGACTATGCCACCAATTCAGCCCAGGCGCTCGCTGCGCGGCGGCACTTCCGCCCGGCGATCGCGCTTTCGGGCAATTACTACACGCAGAACCCCGGCAACGTCTTTGGCGGGCAGTTCGGTCGTGTCAGCATCATACACCCGAAGGTCCGGCAAGGCAGCATCCTTGCGGGCGGATTCGAACGCGTGTTCATCGACGCGCCGGACATCGAAAACACCTACGAAGACATCTCGAAAATCTGGCCCTCGCGGCCCCACGCCATCACCATCACGCCGGCCGCCGGCGCGAACGCTGTCACCGGCCTGTCGAGGGCGATCGTCCGCAATGCGGTCATCAACCATGATCTGAGCTACCACGGCATCTATGCGTCGGCGATCGACGACATCGAGATCAGCGGCGGCAGCATCACCGGCCCGCGCACGGCGGCGATCCGGCTGGAGGACTGCGCGGGCTCCGTCTCCAATATCAAGATCGCGGACTATGGCCTGAAGACCAACCGCGCCTACTGGCTCCCGCTCTTCGCGAACGAAGGCGGCATGACCCAGGATCAGAAGAACGCCGCGGCCGACGCGCTTGTCGGCTCGACCGGCGCTGCCGTGACGCTCTTCGGCTCGAAGGGCGACATCACGATCAGCGATGTGCGCGCGCTCGACACGCGGACCGGCGATGCCGTTAAGTCGGAATATGCGGTCTACGCCAATGTCGACACCAGCGACATTGTGCGGATCCGCGACGTCAACGCGCGGGGCATGCTCGCCATCAAGGACGTCAACAATGCCGCCCTCGTGAGCGGTGTGATGGAGAACACATTCCGGGTCTGGAAGACGAACGCCAAGGTGGAGATCGGCGGCGGGCTGACGAGCTACGGCAACCCCGAATTCATCAACGCGGCCGACGATCTCAGCGTCAAGCTGCGCGCGCCCCAGGCGAAGAACCGGACGCTCTCGTTCGTCGACGAGAACGATCATCTCGAAGCGCAAATCGTGCACACGGCCGACGGCACGCTCCAGATGGTCATGTTCAACGACGGGACGCCGGTCAACGCGCCTCTCGCTCTGCGCATCGACGGCACCATGAAGGCCAACTGGACGTGGGAGACCCCGCTCCAGCTGATTGCCGATGCCGGCGACATGTCGTTCTGGCTCTGGGCAGACGACGACAAAAGGTTGCGCATCAAAAGCGCCCGGCCGGCCGGCAGCACGGACGGCGAACTGGTCGGCGATCAGACCGACACTCCCACACCATAAGGCGGCGGAACGATGGAAGATTACACGAGTGCATCTGGCAGGCTGATCCGGCTCATTGTTTCTCAAGTCGCTTCAGCCGGCGCCGCCAGCTTCAGAGAGACTTTTGAACAAGCCCTTGCTCTGCCGATGGGGGCGTACTTTTCCAGCGCCGCTACTGGCCGTATGCGGCTTTACAAGCGCGTGCCTGCTGCTCCCGGCTACAATGATCTGGGCGACACTGCCGCCACCTTGTTCGCCGAGACCGCGAAACAGTTCAGGGACGAGGCGGCGCAAGCAGCCGAGCAGGCAGCGTTGAGTGCTCAGGAGTCAGCCACCGCTGTTCAGGACAGGCTGCTCTCGCTCCCGACTGACCAGGTTCTTGCGGGGACCGAACTGCCGGATGATGTGCGGGTCATGCGCACCGAAGGGCGGACGGCGGCAGGCGATGGCGGTGGTGGCGTCAATCTGTTCTCGATCGTCGAGCCCGACCATCCTGGGAAGATCCAGGATGGTGGAGGAAACTGGTGGGAGTTTCTCGATGAAGCTCCCAACGTCGAGCGGTTCCTGAACATTGATGATGCGCAGCAATGGTCCGCCTATTCCCGGCGACCCGTCAATATGCGACCGGAAACCGACTATCGCACGCCCGGCCGCCTCGTCATGCAGGAGGGCGCCAAGCTCATCTGCGCTGAGGGCGACTATAATTTCGTCACCTTCCGCGCGCCGATGGAAGATGGCGGCGAACGGTTGCGGTCAATGGCGCGCATCCTGCCGCCCGATGGCCTCGATCAGGACTTTCTAACCTTCGGGGCCGACGCCTATAATGCCTTTTTAGGCGGCGTTTATATCGACGCACGGCAGATGACGGGCGGCGCAGTCGTCGCATGGGAAGGCGCGGACTGGAACCCGCGAACCCAGGCGACGCTGCGCCACGTCATGGTTCGTGGTTATGGTGCCGGCGTCGGCGTGCATGTGCCGGGAACCGCGAACGAACCCAAGCTGCACAAGGTGACAGCGATCAATTGCGGCACGGGGTTCCTGTTCGAGGGCGGCGACATCGAGGCCAATTTCGTGTCCGCGCCTTACAACGACATCGGCATCCACATGCTGGCGACGCGCGGCCGGTTGCGCAGCCTCGCGCTGGAGGCGTGGGAATGTGAACGCAATTTCCTGCTGGAAGGGGCGATCGCCGACGCGGACATTACCAGCCTGATTTCCGACACGTCGGGCCGGCATGGCGTCGAAGTCAGGGCGCGAGCGGGGGAACCCGCGCCGCGCATGACGATCGAGCGCTTGCAGATCAGCAACAGCGCCCATGGCGACGGGTCCGACGGTCTGTTCGACGATTATTTCGAGGACTTCTCGGCCGCGTTCAGCGAGGCGGGCCGGATCAAGATTTTGGCCGCCAACATGACCGGGGGCAAGGCGCGCTACCGGGTGAACGGCGTCTATAATGCGAACAACGGCTTCAACGCCATGGCCGCGCCGTCCTGCTTTAGGCAGGCCGAATTGAGCAGTGGCGCGGGCGAGGCGTTGAGCCTGGCCGCGCGAAAGCATGTCGATCTTGTCGGCTGGGAATTTTACAACGGCACTTACCGGCCCTTGGCCACGGTCGGGTCGCCGACCGGCTGGCATAACCTCATCGCGAACGGCGACTTCGACCTGTGGGCCGCCGCGCGGCCGCTCGACATCGCGCCCGCCGGCAGCGCCGTGCTGGCCCGCGAAACCGACGCGGACTTTGTTGTGGGCACCGGCAGTTCGCTCAAGATCACGGCCGGCGCGTCTGTCGGCGATGGCGCGGAATTTTTCGTTCCGAACGCCCAGCGCTATCGCGGCAAGGTGATGACCGCGCTTGCCTCCGTCCTCACGTTCGGCGTGGAGGCGACGGAATATAATACGCGCGTGCAGGTGCATGTGAACGGGTCGTTGCTGGTCGATGCGGACGGCCCGTGCGAGCAGATCATCCAGCCCAAGTCCGGCTTCCAGCAGGGGCGCGTCGCCTTCCTCGTGCCCGACGATGCGGAGTTCATCAGCCTCAAGGTCACGCCCGCGGCCGTCGCCGCAGCGCCGGGACGCAGCATCTGGACGGACAAGTGGTCGCTGTTCGAGGGGGCGGCGACCGACATGCCGGTGCCGGCGCATCCAATGTCCGATACCGGCTGGACCGACTATGCGCTGGAGCCATTCGAGGATGACCTGGCCGCGATCGACCTGCGTTTCTGCGGCGACCGGATCAAGCTGTCGGCCGCCGCACCGGTCAAGCTGGTCGGCCTCTCAAACCGCGCCGCGAGCGCGGAAATCACCGTCGAGTTTCAGGACAGCAACGTCACGCTGATGACGTTCAGCGATACGCTCAAGCGCGCGGACGGGCTGGACGCGCCGTTCCCCATTCCGGCCGGCGCTGTGTTGAAATTCGTGCTGAATGGCTCGGTGTGGAAGGCGAGCATGCCCGAGACGCAGCAGCGCGCCCTGGTGCCGACGCTGCTCGGCGCGGTGGGCGATGGCGCGTCGGACGCGGATCAGGTTGCGTTCCAGCTGGTGCTGGACAAGCTGGCGGCAAGCCGTGCGCCCGCACCGGGATACAGCCATGGCTATACCGACGTCACAAACGGCGTGCTCATCAAGCCTGGCACTTATAATCTGGGCGACTTCTTGCTGGCAGATAATCAGTCCGTCAACATGGTAGCAGAAGTTGATGGCACCGTGACAATCATGGTGCCCGCAGACAAATATTTCATGACCCTCCCCGGCCGGGTCAACGAATTTAAGGTGCAGGGCATCAAGTTCGTCGGCGGCAGAGGGGCGTTCAAGTTCAGCAACACCGGCAACAACGTCAACCTGCTGCACATCTTCAAGAATTGTCGCTTTATCGATTACAGCGAATGTGCGGTCCAGAACAGCAGCGACGATCATCCCGGCTTGACCTTCGAGGACAACGTTCTTTCGGGCGCGGAAGGCCATGAGACGGTCGGCCTCGCCTGGGGCGGCTTCCTCGACAGCTGCGCGATCACCAATAACAATTTTCTGCGCAACGCCTATCATTTGGCGATCGGCCCGCGCCTCTCGGGCACGGCGCGGATTGAGGGCAACGGCTTCCTCTCGTTCGGCGATCCGACCGGCATCAACCGGACGAAGGCGGACATCTGGATCAAGCCGAACGTCGATGCCGGCGGCTTCGGCGTGAACAGTGGGTTCGCGACGCTTATCCGGTCGAACAAGTTCGGAAACGAAAATCAGCTGGCATCATCTCCACGCATCCTGATAGCCAATGAGGGCGGCCCGGGCAGCGGCGGCGATCGCGGCACGCAGCGCCCGGCCACAACCGATATCGGTTATGTATCCGGTCTCATCTTCGACAATAACCGCTTCTCCGGCATTGGCGGCCTCAATGCCCCGCTAATTCGATCCTACATTACCACGGGTTTGCGGCAGATTTCGTGGAAACAAGGCAACAAGTTCGACGGCGGCACCTATACGCGGATCGTCGAATTCGCCAACGCCAAGCCCGATGCCGACTATGCCGACACGAACAGCATGTTCGAGTTCGGGGTGGCTGACGTCGCAGCCGGCAGTTCGCCGCCCGCCTATGAATTTTCCAATGCGCATTTCGCGCACCTCTACGATCGCGCCTGTTTCTGGCCTGGCGATCCCAACGCGGTCGAGGTGTATCCGACATCGACGGCCGCCACGCTGCTCGCCTCCGCGCTCAATCCTGTCGGGATCGATCGCAACGGCAGCACAACGCTAATCAACCGCGTGGCTGATCCGGCGGGCGGGACCGATGTGGCGATCTTCCAGTCGGGTGCGAATGAGCCGATGCTCACGAAGACGTTCACGGCCCCGGCGGTGGGCGGGATGGTCTGGATCGACCTGATGCTAGGCCGCGCCGCCAGTCGCGCTTTGGATGCGGTTAAAATCGAAGTCCGCAACTTCTCGGGTAGCCGCTTCGCCTTCCAGCGCCACATCACTGTTCCAGCGAACATCAGCCGCGTCTGTGTCCCAATGTTGATCCCCCCGATGGCGAACCCGGCGGACTGGCAGCTACGCATCCTTCCAATCGGCTATGCTTCTGGCACGAAAGACAGGGTAGTGACGGGCTGGTGGACGATCAGCTCCGGTCCAGCCCCGATCAGCCGGAAGGCCGCGCTCGATCGTTGGCCACTGCTGCCCCCTAACAGGGCGATGCTGGGAGCAGTGGCTGGAACCCCTGGTACGCTGCCGCTAGGCTGGTCCGCACAGGGCAGCGGTGGTCTCGCTGGGATCAGCACGTCCGTCATCAAGGCTGGGGCTGATGCCAACGGACCATTCATAGATTTGCGCGTCAACGGCACGGCCACCACCGGCGGCCTGCTTTACATCAGCTATGCACCGATGCTGGCAATCGAGCATGACGGCTCATCGAGCAGCTGGGCGCACGAGGTCGCTCTGCGCCTGATTGCAGGCGGCTACGCCGGCCTCACGTCCACAACCACGGCAGGCGAGGGACGCGAGGGCGGTACGTCCGGCCCGATCGGCATCGGCATCCGACGCCTGACTGACGTGGGCGGCTACATATCCGAGGTCGAATATTTCTACACGCCGACCACCGATTATGCCCTCTATGGCAAGCCCGACATTACCTCGAGCAATGCAGGGACCAAGGTTATTCAGCCCGTCATTCAGCTGGTCATCCCGGTCACGGGCACGGCGATCGACTTCACGCTCCGCATCTATGCACCCCAGTTTCGGCGGATCACATGATCCGACTGACCAGGTTCGGCGGTGAAATCCCGCGCGTGGCCCCCCGCCTCCTGGGCGATGTCGCCGCCCAGGTCGCGCGCAACGTCAGGCTGGAGGACGGGGCGCTGGCCCCCCTTCGTCTGCCGGCAGTGGTTCAAGCGGTCACGGGGTCGGTCAAGACGATCTACCCGGATGGGGATGCCTGGCTGACGTGGGACAAAGCCGTGGCTGTCGCACCGGCGCCCATCGCCGAAGACAGGCTCTACATTACCGGAGATGGCGTACCGAAGGTCAAGGTCGGCGCGACCACATACGCACTTGCTGTTCCGGCTCCTTCGTCAGCGCTCACCAGCGTTCTCGAAACCGGCGAGCCGGATTCCGAGATCTCCGCGACGGTGCTCTACACCTATACCTGGGTCACGGCGCTGGATGAGGAGTCGGAGCCCGCGCCCTTAGGCGATGGCGTGCTGTGGAGCGAGGGCCTCAACGTCGTGCTGACCGGCTTCCAGGCTGCGCCAGCCGACCGCGGCATCGATCGCATGCGCATCTATCGCTCGCAGACGAGCGCGCTTGGCGAAACTGAACTCTACCTCATCCACGAGCGATCGGCTTCGACCGCGTCATTTACGGATGTGGTCGCGAACAACCCAATCCAGGAGCTTCTACAGTCGATCGACTATAACGCTCCACCGGACGGCCTCGCCGGTCTGGTCGCGATGCCGAACGGCATGATGGCCGCTTTCATGGGCAAGCGGCTGTATTTCTGCCAGCCCTACCGGCCGCACGCTTGGCCTGAGAAGTATATCCTCACAACGGATTACGAGATCGTCGGCCTGGGCGTGTTCGGCTCGGCCGTGGCCGTCCTGACGACGGGACAGCCCTACATCGTGGCTGGCACTGCGCCCGACACCATGTCGATGGAGAAGATGGAGGTGAACCTCCCCTGCCTCTCCGCGCGTGGGATCGTCGACATGGGCTATTCGGTGGCCTACCCCTCGCCTGAAGGGCTTGTCATCATCAACACGTCCGGCGCGCAGTTGGTGTCGCGTAACCTGATGACCCGCGACCAGTGGCAGCGCCTCACCCCCTCTTCCTTTGTCGCTAGCGTCTATTCGGGACGATACATCGCCTCCTACACGCCAGCCGCCGGCACATCCGCCACCATCATCGTTGACCTGAGCGGGGAGCAGCCGTTCATCACCCATGCGGACCTGCACGCATCGGCCATGTTCTCTCGCATCGAAGGCGGACAGCTCTACTTCGTCTCGGCCGGGGCTATCCGCGAATGGGACGCGCCGTCCGCGCCGGTCGGCTCATATGTCTGGCGCTCCAAATTGTTCGCGCTCCCCAGCTATGGCAATTTCGGAGCCTTCCTTGCCGATGCCGAAGCGCCGGACGGCTCGCCGCCTTCGTTCGCCGCCCGAATCTACGCGGACGGCGTGCTGAGGGCGACCGTTCCGACGATCAACCAGCCCGCCCGCCTGCCGAGCGGGTTCACGGCGCGCACATGGGAGATCGAGATCGAGAGCAACTGCCGTGTAACCGCGCTTGCGATCGCCACCTCGCCATCGGAGTTGGCGGGATGAAGCCAGGCGCGTCGGCATCCGTCGAGCAGAACCAGCTTTTCCGGCAGCTGAAGGAAAAGGTCGAGATCCTCAACGGCGATCGGGGCGACCAGCGCAAGGCAGCGATGCGGCAAGGCGATGCGCAGGATTTGCGCGAATTCATCGCCAACCTTCGAAAGGGCACGGCCGACGTCCAGAAGGACTTGGCAGACGCCGTCGACAAGCTCAACCAGCTCGGGACCACGCTCGATCAGGTGGAACAGAGCCTCGACGACACCAAGGCAGACCTCGAACAGACCGAGCAGGCGCTTGTTGCCGCCCAGGCGACGCTCAGCACCCTTCAGCAAACGCTGACATCGGTGCAGTCGAGCATCGAGCAGGCCCAACAGTCGATCGAGGCGCTCGACCAGAGCAGCGCCGCCGTGGCAAGTGAGCTTGCCGCGTTACGCGCCGCCGCGACGGGTGTCACCGTTCCTGATGTGTCGGCCGTCGCCGTGTCGGCACCGCCAACGGCAGCGGAATATAACGCTCTGCTCGGCGACCTAATAGCGATGCGCACCGCGCTTCTCTCGCTGAAGGCGGCAATCGACACCTGACGCAGTTATGCGCTATGATACCGGCACGCGCATGAGTGCGGTTCCTCAATCACGGACCCCCTGCGCGCATGTCGATCCCGTCCATCATCCTTGACGAACCCGATCGGCTCATCGCCTGGGCGAGCGAGCAGCTGGGCGTCGGCTTCTTCAATGACGCGCGTGCGATCGGCTGGGGAACGCTGGACGACATCCGCGCGGTCGCCGTCTACGAGCGGTGGACCGGAAGCGACTGCTGCGTCCATCTTGTAAGCGATCAGCGGCCCGGCTGGCTTGCTCGCCGGTTCATTGCCGCAGGGTTTTCCTACCCGTTCATCGTGGGCAGGCTTCGTCGGCTCACAGGGCTTGTTCCCGCCTCAAATTTTCGCGCCCTGCGCCTCAACGAGCATTTCGGATTTAGGCGCGAAGGAGCGTTGCGCGCAGGCGCGGACGACGGCGGTGACATGATCGTCATGGGAATGCTCCGCGAGGAGTGCCGCTTCATCTCGGAAAGGGACAAGAGCCATGGGTAGCAAAGGCAGCGCGCCAAGCCCCGATCCGGCGATCGGACAGGCCGCGCTCATGCAGGCAAGACTCGGACAGGAGTTTTTGGACTTCAGCAAGCAGCAATATGCCGTCTCCAATGCGCGCAACGACAAGCTGGACGCGCTCTCGCAAGAGGTGACGCGCCAGCAGTTGGACGCGTCGAAGACGGCGCAGACGTGGGCAACCGAGGATCGGGAGCGATACAAGTCGGTCTTCCAGCCGCTTCAGGACGAATTTGTCGCCGAAGCGCAGAAATATGGGTCGCAGGAATATCAGGACCAGGCGGCATCCAAGGCGCGAGCGGACGTCATTAACTCCGCCGCCTCGCAGGCCGCCCAGCGCGGTCGCGCGATGGCTTCTATGGGCATTTCGCCCGCCAGCGGCCGTTATGCCGGCATCGAGCGAGGTGCCGATGTGCAGGTCGCGCTCGGCGCGGCCGGCGCGGAGAATAACGCGCGTCAGCTGGCGCGCGACAAAGGGCTGGCGCTCAAGGCAGATGCCATCAATCTCGGGAACGGCCTGCCCAGTTCGGCCGCCGGATCGCTTGGCCTTGGGGTCTCCGCTGGCGGGGCGGCCGTCAACACGGCGACTGTGCCGATCAGTGCGTACAATCAGTCGAACGCGAACTTGCAGGCCGGCTATGGCACCGCGATGAACGGCTATGCCGGTCAGGCGGCGGGAATGACCAGCCTCTACAACGCACAGTTGAGCGCCTACAACGCCCAGCAACAGGCCGGAGCCGGACTGTTCAGTGGGCTCGGCAGCATCGCCGGTGCAGCGATCATCGCCTCCTCAAAAGACTATAAGGAGGACAAGAATCCGGCGCGCGGCGTCCTTGACGCGGTGCGCGAGATGCCGGTCGAGGAATGGACCTATAAGGAGGGCATCGCCGACGGCGGACGTCATATTGGCCCCTACGCGGAGGATTTCCAGAAGGCGACCGGCAAGGGCGACGGCAAAAGCATTCCCGTTGTCGATGCGCTGGGCGTGGCGCTCGGCGCGGTGCAGGAGCTCGACCGGAAGGTCGACAAGCTGATGGCGGGCCGCGGCATCGGCGTGGGCAAGCGGCAGAAGGCCGCGTAGGAGGCGATATGGTGTCGTTGGGAATGGGCCTGGGGGCGTTCGCTCAAGGCATGGGCCAGGGTATGCAGATGGCGCAGCAGGTGAAGGGCGTCCTGCGCGACAAGAAGCTGCACGCCATGGAACAGGACGCGACGGCGGCCGGAACCGCCGCGCGCGAGGCAGACATCGCCAAGGCGATCCAGACCACCACCGGAGCGAACGGTGCGCAGTCGTTCTCCGTCGGCGGCCAGCAGTTCAGCGATGCCGGCCAAGCCCGGAACGCCGCTGCCCAGCAGGTCGGCACGGTCATGGACTATTATCGCAACCAGACCGTCCCCAAGCTGATCGAAGGCTATATGAAGATGGGGGACGCCCAGAAGGCGTCCGCCCTTCAGTCGTGGGTCGAGACCGAGGACGCGAACAATCTCACCAAGGATTGGGCGCGCGCCACGCGCATGGCGCTGCTCGGCGACAACAAGGCCGCCATGCGCGGCTTCGGAAAGCTCTATGAGAAGTTGGAGCCGGGCTCGAAATATGTCGGCATGGAGGACATCACCGAACCCGTCTACGAGGAGCGCAAGCTGCCGAAGACGGGCGAGACGATCCGGGTCGAGGCCGGCACGCGCCCGGTCGGCGTCCGCCTGAAGCTCAAATCCGCAGACGGCGAAGAAGTGACGCACGACTTCGGGAGCACGGAGGATTTGTTTCAGACCGCCATGCTGACCCTTTCTCCAGACAAATTCGTCGGCCGGGCTTTCGCGGAGGTGGACAAGGCGCAGGCGTCGCGCGCGGCGGCAGCGAAGGATGCACGCGAGTTCGGGCAGGACGTGCAGATGAAGCGCATGGACGCCGTCATCGCCGACCAGCGCGATCAGCGGCAACACGAGCGGTCGATCATCCGCGACGATCGGCAGTTCGCGCAGACCACCGCGCGAGACGATCGCCAGTTTGCGCAGCAGAGCCAGCGAGACGCCACCTTGCAGGGCTATGATCTCGAAAAAATCACGACATCGAAGCAAATGGATGCTGCTCTGGCACCCTCCATGGAAGCAGCTAAGGCCAAGGGCGACACTGCCGAGGATGCACGCAAAGCGATCGCTGGTATCTGGAAAAACCTTTCGACCAATTCCCTCCCGGGCAAAGACGGCTTCAATGCCAAGCCGGTCGAAGAACAAATTGAGCAGGCGGCGCGCATCTACCGTCAGCAGAGCACGGTAGCGCGCGGTGTCGTCGCCGGCGCCAAGCAGGAGTCACAGTCGCGGGGCATTCCAAAGCTGTGGTGACAGCCTCCCCATGATCGGGCTAGGATAGGCGCAGCCGCGCATGAGTGTGGTCTTCATCGCAAGACCCCTCATCGCGAGTGCACGCCTTGGCCAAGTCCATCTTCCAGCTTTCGCCGCTTGATGCCGAAACCCAGCGCCAGGCGGAGGCGGACAGCGCCAGCCTGTCCGCGCCGGAGCTGCCCGCGATTGGCGCGCCGCCGCCCCTCTCCATCCCCGCCCTGCCCGCCGCTCCCGCCAGCGCCGGATCATCGGTCGGGCGTGTGCCCGGTGCGGTGAAGCCGCCGGCGGCGCTGATCTCCGCCTTCGAGCAGGCGGCGCTCAAATATGACATTCCGATCAATATCATCATGGCGCTGGGCGAGCAGGAATCGCGCTACAATCCGATGGCGCTGGGCACGCCCACGCAATGGGGCAGGGCCAAAGGCCTGATGCAGTTTCTCGACGACACCGCCGCCCGTCTTGGCATCAACCCGTTCGATCCGCTTCAGTCGATCGACGCCGCGGCGATGCAGCTGCGCCAACGGCTGAACAAGGGCTATTCGATGGCGGACGCCGTCAAGGAGCACTTCGCCGGGCCGGATCGGAAGAAATGGGGCGTCAAGACCGCCCGCTATGGCGAGGAGGTTCTTGGCCGCGCCGCGCGCCTGCGTGAAGAACTCGCGCCGCGCTATGAGCGCGGGCCTTGGTATTCGCCCGGCGCGAAGCCGATGAAGACGGACGGCCGCCCGGTCTCGGCCGACGCGATCGGTGCCGTCATCGGCGGCACCAAGAAAGCGCCGCCCTCGCTCGCCGCGACCTTCGAGAACCCGCACAGCGCCAAGAGCGTGATCGCGCGCTATCAGAGCGAGAGCCAGCGCTTGCCGAATGAGGGAGGCATCTCTGCGACCCGCCAGCCGACTGGCACGCTCGCCAACGCGTTGCGCGGCGCAGCAACCTCCAGCGTCGAGGCGTTCCGGCAGGCCGGTCAGGGCGTGCGGATGCAGTTCGAGGACGCCGCCGGTCCGACAATTGACGCGTGGGTGGAGCGCAACATGCCCGGTGCGCCCGGGCTCAGCCTCGACGAACAGCGCGCGGCGTTCGGCAAGACCAACACGGAGCAGGCGTTCGCTCGCTCGCAGGATCGCGCCGCTGCCGCGACGCCCAAGTTCGACTCCTGGCTCGCCGATGCCGCCTATGGCGGCCTCCAGAGCATCATTCAGACCGCGCCGGGCATCGCGACCGGCATCGCCTTCGGGCCAGCGGCCGGCCTAGCCACGCTGGGCGGCCAGACGCAGGCGCAATCCTACGCCAAGTACCGGTCGCGCGGCGCGTCGCCGGGCATGGCGCTGGCAGGCGGCCTGGGCGAAGGATCAGTCGAGATCGCCACCGAAATGCTGCCCATGGGCTGGCTTGCGGAAAAGTTCGGCACGGTGGGCCTCAAGCGGTTCATGTCGGAATATCTGCTTCGTGAAATGCCGACCGAGCAGGTTGCCACGTTCCTCCAGGACGCGATCGACACCGCCATCGCCAATCCCGACAAGACTTGGGGCGATTTCTGGGACGAGCGCGCCGACGCCGCCGGCAAGACGGCGGTGGCGACGCTGATGCAGTCCGGCGCGTTCGCTGGCGCAAACGCCGCGCTGGCTCGCGTGGCGCGCGAGGAAGTCGACCAGGCACTGGGACATCCTGCCCCCGCTGCTTCGGCCGTGCCCGCTGCTCCTGCGGAAAGGGCGGTGGCACCTGCCGCCCCTGCTCCAGAGCCGGCCGCGCCTGCCCCACCCCCACCGGCCGGCCCGCTCGGTCGCGCACTGGCGCAAGCGCCCGCTCCAGAACCGGTCCAGCCGCCGGCGAGCGCCATCGTGCCCGACCCCGTCGATCCGATGACGCCACTCACGCCGCTTACGCTGGCGACCGATGGCGCGGAATATTCCGTCCGGCTGCTCGGGGAAACCGAGGATGCCATCTGGGTCAAGACCGACAGCGGCGAGGAATTGCAGATTCCGCGCGCCGATGTCGCGTCGGGCGCGGTGCAGCTTCTCGGCCCCGAAGCTGCTCCCCCTCAAGCGGTCAAGGAAGACTTGACGGCTGAGGCCGCGCCCGAGCAGCCAGCGCCGGCTCAGGTCGAACCTGCTGCACCTGCTGAGGCGGAAGCAGTCGATCCCGAGACGGGCGAGATCCTCGCCGTGCCAGATGCGCCAACGGAGCGGCCCGCTCCTGTCGCAGCTGCGCCAAAGCCGGTGCGATCCAAGCCCGAACCGCTCGACGGCATGGACGAGCCGCAACTGCGCGAGCGGCTGAAATATCTCGCCACCCAGGCGCGCACCAATGCTGGCTGGACTAAACCGCTGCTCGCCGAACGCAAGCGCGTTGAAGCCGCTATCGACGCAATGAACGCCGCGCAGAGCGGAGACGACGCTACGGCCGCAATCAAGGAGGCAGAGGCAAAGGCCGCAACTTCTCCGCTCAACGACCGGCCCGAGCCGACCCAAGCGCAGAAGGACGCCGGCAATTACGCCAAGGGCCATGTGTCGATCGGCGGGCTGGACGTCAGCATCGAGAACCCGGCGGGAACGAGCCGCCGCCCCGAATGGCCGCCGCTCAAGCATAGCTACGGTTACGTGAAGCGCAGCGAGGGCGCGGACGGCGACCATGTTGACGTGTTTCTCGGCCCCAAGGCTGGCGATCCGACCAACCCGGTCTTCGTGGTCGATCAGGTCAACAAGGACGGCACCTTTGACGAGCACAAGGTCATGGTGGGCTTCGGCGACAAGGGTGCGGCCCGGCGCGGCTATCTCGCCAATTACGAGAAGGGATGGAGCGGACTTGGCGACATCACGGAAATGTCCTTCGAGGCGTTCCGTGACTGGGTGAAGGACGGCGGCCGCACGAACGCCCCGGCTGGCACGAAAGTCGGCGCGGCGACTCCTTCGCGCGACGAAGCGTCGGAACAGCCGGTCACTGCGACCGTTTCTGTTTCCGAGCCGCCGGTGGACGCCCCCCCGCCCCCCGATCAGTCCCCGACGGCACAGGCTCCGACGCCGGCCGCGCAAGATGTGCCGCCCGCGTCGGAGCCAAAGCCTTCCGTCAGGCGCGAGACCGACAAGAAAAACCAGAACCCATACGTGCGTAACGGCGAGCGTTACACGCTGACCGCAGACGTCGATTATCTGCGTGCCGGCGGCGCGTACAAGGTCGAAAGCGCCGGTAAAAAGAGCGCCTTTTTCGCCAATCTTGAAACTGACGGTCGCACATCAGTCCAAAACTGGCGGATCGAGCGAGCGCTGAAGGATGGCGTGATGAGGCGGGTGGATGATCCCGCGCCTCGCCCCTCCGCCCGACCCGCGCCTGCCAAGGAAGACGTGCCGCGCCTTATCGAAGAAGGGTTCGCCGCGAACCGGGCGGTCCTCAAGAATTTCAAGAAGGGGGACGCCGTGGAGTTCGACCACGGCAACTTCTATCGCGACGGCCGCTCGCGCACATTCTCCGGCACTGTCGACGTCGTGCAGAGCAAGGAGCAAGGCACGATTCGCGTCGTGTCCGAAAGCGGTGCCGCCTATTCCGTGCAGGCGCGCAATCTGCGGCATCGCAAGTCGGACGACACGCAGTCGCCCACCCGGCAGTTCGAAGGCAACAAGCTGTTCACGGCCGACAAGGTCGAGGCGGCAAGGGCGCGGCTCAAGGAGAAGATGAACCGCATCAACAGCGGCATCGACCCGGAAGTGCTGCTCGACGGCATCGTCATCACAGGCGCGTATATCGAGGCGGGCGTGCGCAAGTTCGGCGAATACGCCGCCGCTATGCGCGCGGACTTTGGCGACCGCATCAACCCTTACCTCCTCTCCTTCTGGGAGGGCGCGCGCAACTATCCGGGGCTGGACACCGCCGGCATGTCGTCGCCCGAGGAATCGCGCGCCGCACATGCCGACCTGCTGTCGCCCGGTCTGCCGTCGCAAGAAGCGATTGCGCTCGGGACAGAGGTGGCGAAGCCCAAGCGGAAGAAGGCTGCGTCTACGTCGCGCACGCTGCGCGACGACTGGGGCGTCGACCATATCGACGGCTGGACGCCGATCGAGGGCGGGCAAAATGCGGAGACGGATTTTGGCCTGAAGGGCGGTGTCAAGGATGCCTTCCTCGCCGACGCCACCGCCTACATGCGCGCCGTCGCGGCGACGCTTCGGCCGCTGGGCTTTTCGCCCCACGTCGGCAGCAAGGGCAAGGAGGCAAACCCTGTTTCGCGCAACGCCGCCGGTCCGGCTGTTTCGGGTGACGTCAGCCTCCACCTTCGGCACGCAAGCGGAGCGAACGTCTATGCGACCATCGGCGCGACGTCGATGCGGGGAGCCGTTCCGACGAACAGCGCGGGCGTCTCCATCATGTATCGCGTCTCGCGAAAAGACGGCGACAAGCAGGCCACGGCTGGTGTAAACCGGTGGGCGCCCGCCGACCTCAGCGCTGTCGATCTTGCCGACACGATCGCCTGGGAAGTCGGCCGGGGCAAGCCGGAGCTCACTCGCGATGTCGCAGAACCCGAACCAGCTGGACAAGGCCGCGATCGAAGCGGAATTCCGACGCCTGAAGCAGGACGGCGTAATGGAGACGATCCCGCTGCGCGACCGGATCTTGGCGACCTGGCAGAAGGACAGCCCGAGGATGTGGGCGAACCTGCAATCGCAGGGCCTGACGGAGAAGATGGCGTTCGTGGTGCAGGCCCGGATGTGGCAGCGGCAGGACGAGCTGATGAAGGCGGGCCTGCCGATGACGGACGCGCGCGAGGAAGCGGAACGCGAGGAACTGCTGCTGGAGCCCGAGACGCAGGAGCCGGACGACAGCGACCTGCCGACGACGTTGCAGGACGCGCCCCCGTATCTCAAGAGCCAGTGGCGCGAGCAGATGGCCCTGCTAAGCGACGACGCGCCGACAGCGTAGGCGAGCCTGATCTATTTCAGGATGCGCCGGAGCTTTCCGCTGCGCCCCTCGCGCCGCTCAGCCCGGCAAAGACCGGCCCCGGTAATTTCCACATCGCCAATCCGCTGGAGATTGTTGGCGGCGGACCGGTAGCGCGGTTCGACCGCAACCGTCAGGCGATCGAAACCTACAACGCGATCAGGGACGAGGGGCGCGCCGCCACCGCGGAGGAGCAGCGCATCCTCGCCGGCTACACGGGCTGGGGAAGTTTCGGGCAGGAGCTATTCCAAGGGACGTGGGCGCGTCCCATGCCCAAGGACAGCTGGCAGGAGCGCGATCGCTGGCTGCGCGACCATCTGGGCAAGGAGGAATGGGAGAGCGCGCAGCGGTCCATCACCAATGCCCACTATACCGATCCTCCAACCGTCATGGCGATGTGGGCGATGATGCAGCGCATGGGCTTCAAAGGTGGCCGCGTGCTCGAACCGTCCATGGGCATTGGCAATTTCTTCGGCATGATGCCGGCGGACCTGCAAAGTCGGTCCCAGCTAGCCGGGATCGAGCTCGACAGCCTGACGGGCGGCATGGCCCAGCTGCTCTACCCGGACGCCAATGTCCGCGTGATGGGCTATCAGGAGTCGCGCACGCCCGACGACTTCTACGATGTCGTCATCGGCAACTGGCCGTTCGAGAACACCGTAATCGCCGACCGGCTCTATGATCGCCTGTCGCCCTATCTTCACGACTATTTCTTCCTGAAAGCGCTCGACCAGGTGCGGCCGGGCGGCATCGTCATGGGTATCACGTCGTCCGGCTCGATGGACAAGAAGGCGACCGGCGTCCGGCGCGAGCTGGCGCGAAAGGGCGAGTTGGTCGCAGCCTTCCGCCTGCCCTCCGGCGCGTTCGCCGAATATGCCGGCACGAAGGTGGTCACGGACATCGTCATCCTGCGCAAGCGCGTCGAGCCGATCAGCCTCGCGGATGGAGAGGGCTGGATCAACAGCGTGCCCTATCAGACCCCTAACGGCGAAGTGCACATCAACGAGTATTACGTCGCCAATCCCTCGCATGTGATCGGAACGATCGACTTCGGCCACGGCACCACGCGCGGCCAACCGGGAATGATCGTGCATCGGCCGGACGACATGGCCGAGCAACTCCAGCGCCTCATCCAGACAGTCCCGCAGGACGCCTATGCGACGGAGGCGCGAACCAAGCATATCAGCTTCGTGGCAAACCACACCGCTGACCGCGAAGGCGCTCTCACGAAGACCAAGGACGGGCTGTTCATCGTGCGCGGCGAGCATCTTGCTCCTGCGGCGGAGGTTGAGCGATATGCCGTCAAGGACGCGGCCAAGACCGCGCAGCGCGTCGATCAGCTGGAGCAGCTGGTGGACATGCGTCGCGCCTATGCGACGCTGATCGATGCCGAGCGGTCCGGCGACGCGGGGCCGGCGCGCAAGGCGCTGAAAGCGAGCTACGACGCTTTCACCAAGGCGCATGGCAAGCTCGCGGATGCGTTCGGCCTCGCCTATCTCCGCAAGATCGACGATCCCTTCTATCCGGCGCTGGCGGCGCTGGAGATCGACGGCAAGCCGGCCGCGATCCTGACCCGCAGCACGACGCGACCCGCACCGTCGATCGACAATCCGTCCATCGCCGAGGCGTTCGTCCTGGCGCGCAACAGCACGGTCAATCCGTCGCTCGACGACATCGCGCAGCGTGCGCGGGTGGGCCGTGACGAGGCCAAGGCGGAGCTGCTCTCGACCGGTGCCGTGTTCGAGCTTCCCAACGGCGATGTCGCGCCCTCCGACATGTATCTGTCGGGCAATGTGCGCGAGAAGCTGCGACAGGCCAAGGCGGCGGTCGCGGAGGGGATGGCCCACCTTCAGCGCAACGTCGATGCACTGGCGGCCGTCGTGCCGGCGGACGTGCCCTATTTCAAGATTGAGACCCAGCTGGGCGCGACATGGATTTCGCCCTCCATCTATGCCGAGTTCGTCGGCCACATGCTGGGCCTGCCCAACGGCAACGATGTCGAGGTGCGTTACACCAGCGGCAGGTGGGCCGTGCGGCTGGAAGACCGGATCAAGAACCGGCCGGAAGCGCGCACGGGCTTCGGCACCGACGAATATAGCTTCCAGCGCCTCGTCAACGCCGCCTTCAGCAACCAGACCGTGACCATCCGCCGCCGCGACAGCGAGGGCGGGCAATATGTCGATCATGCCGCCACCGAAGAGGTGAACGGCAAGATCGCCGAAATGCGCACCAAGTTCGCCGACTGGCTGTGGAGCGATCCCGAGCGCCGCGTGGCGGTCGAGGCTGAGTATAACGAGGTTCGCAACGCGTTCGCGACGCCGCGCTTCGACGGCTCGTTCCTGCGGTTCGAGGGCATGGCGCTTTCGCTCGGCAATGGCCCGTTCGACCTTCGCCAGCATCAGGCGGACGCCATCTGGCGCGCGCTCGTGTCGCGCCGGTCGCTCAACGCGCACGAAGTCGGCACCGGCAAGACCTTCACCATGGGCGGCATCGCGGTGGAAAGCCGGCGCTATGGCATCGCCCGCAAGCCGCTGATCTTTGCCCACAACGCCAACAGCAAGAGCGTGGCGGCCGAAATCCAGCAGATGTATCCTGCCGCCAAGATCCTCTATATCGACAATCTGACGCCGGCGACCATCGACGTGAAGATGCGCCAGATCGCGAACGATGACTGGGATGCCGTCGTCGTGCCGCACAGCCTCATCGACCGCTTCGCCTTCCGCGAAGAAACGCTGATGGACATGGCGCGCGAGGAAATCGCCGCGCTTGAGGAGGAAGCCTACGCCGCGGCGGCCGACGACGGCGCGACGCTCAAGGACGAAATGCTGGACGATCCCGAGGAGCTAAAAAAGCTCCGCTCTCCGACCGCCAAGGAACTGGTGAAGCAGCGCCAGCGCATTATCGAGACGATCCGCAAGCAGTCGCATCGAGCCTCGCGCGAGGGCGCCATCTCCTTCGAGGAACTGGGCGTCGACATGGTGATGGTGGACGAGGCGCACGAGTTCAAGAAGCCGCCCATCAGCACGCGCATGAAGATGAAGGGGCTCAACACCTCGACGTCGGACCGCTCCATCGCTCTCTCCTTCCTGACGCGCTACGTCCGCGCGCAGAACGGCGGGGGCAACGTCCACCTGTTCACGGGCACGCCGGTCACGAACACGCTGACCGAAGTCTTCCACATGATGCGCTACATCATGCAGGAGGAGATGCAGGCCGCCGGCATCGACCAGTGGGACGGCTGGTTCGGCTCGTTCGCGCGCGAGGTGCTCGACGTCGAGCAGAACGCCGCCGCTGAATATGAAGCGGTGACGCGGCTCGCCGGGTTCATCAACGTGCCCGAGCTGCGGCGGATGATCGGCCAGTATATGGACACGGTCTTCGCGTCCGACATGCCGGAAATGCAGCCCCGCCGCACGAGATCGGGCAAGACCATGTCCGACGAGCTCACGGAAGCCGAGCGCGCGGAACTGCTGAACGGGCGGACTGAGGGCGCGGCCGACCGTCCCTACAAGAAGGTCATCAACGTCACGTCCGACCTGACGCCGGCGCAGAAGGTGATTTTCGAGGAACTGCGCGGCTATGCCCGCGCCTGGCGTTCTATGTCCGGCAAGGAGCGACGCGAGGCAATGGCGGCCGGTGCGCCGGAATCGCCGATCATCACCGAGGGGCTGGCCAACAAGGCCAGTTTCGACGTGCGTCTTTATGACGGCGAAGCAATCGCAGGACAGGAAGGTAAGATTGCCGACGACGAGGGCAGCAAGGCGTCCAGAGTGGTCGCGAACGTCAGGGAAATCTACGACAGTTCGCCGCTCGCCACCCAGGTCATTTTCGCCGAACAGGGGTTCTCGAACCGCGTGACGCGCAGTCTCGGCCGGGACGCCGATGGCAACCGGCAAACGAAGACGATTCCCTACTTCTCGACCATCCGCGACATCGTGGAGCGCCTTGTCGCGTCAGGCATCCCGCGCGCCGAGATCGCGATCGTCGACGGCTCCACGACGAAGGACAAGCGCAAGGAGATTGCGCTGGCGATGAACGCGGCGACGATCCGCGTCGTCATCGGCAGCACCGGGACGCTCGGCGTGGGCGTGAACATGCAGAAGAACCTGCGCGCCATGCACCATATGGACGCACCATGGATGCCGGGCGACCTGGAGCAGCGCAACGGGCGCGGGCAGCGGCAGGGCAACCAGTGGAACACCGTCCTCGAATATCGCTACCTGACCGACCGGCTGGACGGCCGGCGCTGGCAGGTGCTGGCGATTAAGCAGCGCTTCATCACCGCCTTCCTCAAGGCCGACGACAGCGCGCGCGTGATCGAGGGCGAGGCAGCGGCCGACGAGCAGAGCGACATCCTCCAGTCCTTCGCCGAAGCGGCCGGCGACCCGCGCATCCTGATCCGCGAGAAGCTGCGCAAGCAGCTTGACGGGGCGCAGCGGCGCGAGCGCCTCCATACGCAGGGGATCGCCAACGCGCTGGGTCAGGCTCGGCTGCTCACGAAGGCGGCGGACGACACCGAGGCCGACCTGGCCGACATCGACCGGCGTGGCGCGGTCGCGGCGGTGGACGCGCTCGTCGCCGCGAACGCGGGCAAAGGCTTCTCCATCACGGTCGACGGCAAGCGGCACGAGAAGCGCAAGGACGCGGACGACGCGATCGGCGACTGGGCCGCGTTCAATATGCGTGTGGGCGACGACGCGCGCGCGATTGGCCGTTTCGGCGAGCACGAATTGATGCTGGCATGGCCGGCGAACTCGGCCGAGCCCGAACTGCGCATGACGATCGAGGGGCGCAAGTTCAGCGGCGGTTCGGTGCAAGGGCTTGAACAGTCGCTGCGCAAATTCTCGGCCGATGTCGAGCGCAGGCGGGGCCAGCTTGCCGAGCAGCGCGCGACCGTGGGACGTCTGGAAGCCGTAGCAAACGAGCCTTTCCATCTCGCGGCCGATCTCGACCGCTATGCCAAGGCGCTGACGGACCTTGAGGCCGACATCCAGGCCAATCCGGTTCCCCCGCCCGCCTGGCTGCGCACCGGCGCGCCGGTCGACACGCCTGTCTTCTGGAAGGGTGCGGAGCTCACCGTCGCGGGCCATCGCTGGACGGCGGAGGGTTGGTTCGTGCTGGCGAACGACGCCCGGGGCGACGTCGTCGTGCCCTATCTGGAGGCGAAGGACGCGCAGGGGATCAACCTCTATGAGGAGCGGCCGTTCGAAGCGCCGCAGTTGATCGAGAAGGAGGTGAAGACCGACCCGGCGCAGAGCGAGGAGAACCCGGCCGCCTACAGCATCGGCGCGCCGCGCGGCGGCGGCTTCACCTCGCCGGACGGCTTGCGGCAGCATCTGGAGGCAAGCCGCCTGGGCAGCTCCATCAAGGCGATGCTCGACGCCGGCAAGATCGTCCTGCACGCGGACGCGACGACACTGCCGATCGGCGCGCCGCGTGCGAGCATCCGCGACTTCCTCGACGGCGAAGCTGTCGCGACGCTGAGCGGGCAGGAGTTCGCGCCCGACGGCCGGCCGCTGACCGTCAAGGTGACGCAATGGTATGCGGAGCGTGGCGACGCGATCGTGGACACGCCCAACATCGGCCCGGTGACGCTCGATGCCGTGTCGGTAAAGAACTCCGTCTCCCACGGGCTGGGGCGAAGCAAATCCGCCGCCTTCGCTGCGGTGCCGGAAGTTCTTCGGCGTGGCAGGATCGTGCATAGCGAGCCGTGGCGTGGCGCGCGCGATGGCGCGATGGCCTATTTTGTCGCCGCCCCTATCCGGCTTGGCGACCAGGACATGATCGAAATCGTGATGATCCGGTCCGATTCGCACGGCGCGCGCATGTATGTCCATGAGGTGGCGGTGCGTGAAGTGCTCCGGCTCCCCGCCGTCAAGACCAGTGCAGATGCAGCCGAAGCTGGGGTGCGTGCTGGAGCGGGTGCCGGAGCAATTCGGACCATACTCGAAAATGTTTACGGAGCCAATACTATCGCGGACAAGGGGCGGAAGTCCGTCGATCAGGCCGCCGACATTCAGGGCGTCACGGCACCTGACGGAAGCATTCACCTTGTGGCGAACCAGCTTTCCAGCCGCACCGCCCTGCCCGTCCTGCTGCATGAAATGTTCCATGCCGGCGTGCGCCCGCTCATCGGCAATGCCAGTTGGACGGCGGCGCTTGGCCGACTGTCGGCGCTCTATCGGTCTGCCGCGCTGCGCGAGTCGACCGCCGACCGGGGCAACTCGGCTTATTGGCGCAAGGCGCTGGCGCGCGTGGACGTCGCCGCGCCGCCGCCCGGACAGGTCGTCGAGGAATTTGCCGCCTATGCACTGGAAGAGCGCGCGCTTGCGCCAGCCGGCGTGGGCGAGGCGCTGGACCGGCTGGTCGGCGCGCTCAAGGCGTGGCTGCTGCGGCGCTTCGGCGTGCAATTGGGGAAGATCACGCCGGCACAGCTTCAGGCACTCGCCACGGCCGCGCTGCGATCGGGCGTCACCGCTCCTGTCGCTGACACGGCGTTCAGCCGCGTTGTGCCGGCGGCCGAGGACATCGACGCCGCGACCCCAGGCATGATCGCCAACCTCGTGACGAAGGCGATGGACGGCAATATGAGCGTGCTCGGCGTCATTCCGCTGCGCCCACTGCTGTCCGAACTGGCCTCCCGCCTGCCCGCCGCTCGCGAATATCTCGCGCTCAAGCAGGCGATGGACCAGACGCGCGACAGCTGGCACGCGAAAGCCGACGCTGTGGCGCAGCCGTGGCTCAAGTTCCGCGTCCTGCACAAGGCCGAGAACGGCAAGCTGATGGACCTGATGCACGAGGCGACGCTCGCCGGCGTCGATCCCGCAAAGCCGTTCGCGTCGATCCTGACGCCGGCCGACCGTAAGGTGCTGGCGGACGGACCGGGCTCGGACATCTACGACGCCGCGGCGGAGAAGGCCGCCCGCGACGAGACGCGAAAGATCGCGCACGCGCGGCTGGTATCCCAGTTCACGGCGCTGACGGGGGAGGCGCAGCAGATCTACGCAACCGTGCGCGACACATATCGCGCGCTCTCCGAGGCCTTCGAACAGACGCTGCTCGACAACCTGTCCAAGGCGCTCGACATCAAGTTTCGTCAGGCGAAGCGGGCTTATGACGCGGAGCTGATCCGCATCGCCGACACCGACATGGCGCCAGAGGCGCGCGAACTCGCCCAGGCGCAAGCCGAACGCGAATGGGCGAAGCAGCGGCAGATGCAGGGGTGGGCCAAGGGCGCACGCATGACGCGCCTGCGCGCTTTCTTCGAGACCAACAATCTGGCTGGCCCCTATTTCCCCCTCGCCCGCTTCGGCAACTTCTTCGTGACGGTGCGGGACAAGGAGACCGATCAGGTCATCAGCTTCTCTCGGTTCGAGCGGCCGGGCGAACAGCAGGCCTTCGCCAAGCAGATGAAGGAAGCCGGGCACATCGCGACGATGGGCGTGCTCGATGACGGCGGCGCGCTCAAGGCGCAGGTGGACGCCCGCTTCGTCACCGACATCGAATCAATCCTCGAAGGCGCGGACGTCAGCGACTCCGTACGGGACGCGGTCTGGCAGCGCTGGCTCGAAACCATGCCCGACATGTCGATCCGAACGAGCCGCATCCACCGCAAGGGGCGCGCCGGCTTCTCGTCCGACGCGATCCGCGCTTTCGGGCATCACATGTTCCACGGCTCGCATCAGCTTGCGCGCCTCAAATACGCGCTCGATCTGGACGAGACCGTCGCGCTTGCGCGCGATCAGGCCAAGACGATGCCGGACCCGGTCCGCGCTGGCCTGATCGTCAACGAGATGGCCCGGCGCAATCAGTTCGTGATGAACCCGACAGGCGGGCCGCTTGCGCAGGCTCTGACGTCGGCCGCGTTCGTCTACCACCTCTCGGTCAGCCCGGCGGCGGCGCTGGTGAACACGGCGCAGACCGCGGTGATGGGTATTCCGATCCTCGCGGCCTACGACAAGCGCGCCGGGCGCGGCGCGGCGCGGGCAGCGTTCGAACTCAACAAGGCGCTGCTCGACTTCACCGCGGGCAAGGGGCACGCGGCGCGCGCCGGGCGGCTCAGCGCGCAAGAGCGTGACGCCATGGAGCAAGCGTATGACACGGGCCTGATCGAGCGCACGCAATCCCACGATCTCGCAGGCGTGGGAGAAACCGGGGTGGAGTATAGCCCGGCTCGCACCAAGGTCATGGGTGCCATCAGCTGGGCGTTCCACCACACCGAGCGGATGAACCGCGAGGTAACGTTCCTCGCTGCCTATCGCATGGCCCGGCGGAACGACGAACCGCACAACATGGCGATCGATCGGGCCGCCGAACTGACGTGGAAAATCCACTTCGACTACCAGAACACCAGCCGTCCGCGCATCATGCAGTCCGACACGGCCAAGGTGCTGCTGACCTTCCGCAACTTCCAGGTGAACATGCTCTGGAGGCTGTTCCGCGACGCCCATCAGGCGGTCAAAGGGCGGAGCAAGGATGAGCGTCGCGAAGCACGCGTTCAGCTTGCCGGCGTGACGGGCATGATGATGCTCTCGGCCGGCGTGCGGGGCACCTGGCTCTACGGCGTCGCGATGGTGCTCGCTTCCATGTTCTTCGGCGATGATGCCGAGGACAAGTTCTCCAGCGCCATAATTGAGGCTCTGGGGCATCGGCTGGGCGGGATGGCACTTAACGGCGTTCCCGGCGATGTGCTGGGTATCGACCTGTCGCAGCGCATCGGTATGCCGGACCTCTGGTTCCGCTCGCCGGATCGCGAGCTCGAAGGCGCGACGGAGTTCGACTATTGGGCCATGCAGGTGCTTGGCGCGGGGGTCGGCATTCTCCGCAACGCGTGGACGGGGGTGTCGATGATCGCGGAGGGCAACACCTACCGCGGTGTCGAGACGATCATGCCCAAGTTCGCCAAGGATTTGATGCGCTCCTATCGCTACATGAGCGAGGGCGCACGCACGCTCAAGGGCGACCCTATCGTGGAGGACATGGACGTCGCTTCGGCCCTGAAGCAGGCGCTCGGCTTCACGCCGGCGGAACTGACGGAGCGCTACGACCAGAACCGGTCGATGAAGAACCACGAACAGCGCATCCTTGATGAGCGCAGCCGCATCCTGTCGGACTTCGACCAAGCGCAGCGGGAGGGGCAATCGACTGCCGCGGTCGTTGACGCGATTGACAGCTTCAACCGCGCCAACCCGGACTATCCGATCACGGCGCGATCGCTGCGGCAGTCGATGCGGTCGCGGCAGCAGATGCGCGAGCGGAAGATCGGCGGCGTCTATCTAAATCCGCGCCTCGCCGACCGGATGCGCGATGAAGCGCCCGAGCTGATCTACAGCGAGGACGACGACGAATGACGCTCAATGGGGCCGGCGCGACCGGCCCCGCATTTGCGATTGTGGCAACCCTGCTGATCGGCTAGATTCCGGTCTCATTCAATCGCGCATGAGTGCGGTCCAACAGGGCTGGCAACGTGACGCGAAATCTCTCCCACAACCTGCACATGCCGACGGCCGCCGAGCGGAGGCCGTCCTATGGCCCATGAAACGAGCACGCAGGAATGGCTGCTGGGCGGGGGCGGCCTTGTGACCCTCGGCGGCGGGATCGTGTGGGCGTGGAACGCAATTTGGGCGCGTGCCGACAAGCGCCAGCGTGAACTGGATGCCCGCGCCGCGAAACTGGACGAAGAGGAAGCACAGGCAGTGCTCGACATGAAGGGGCGGCTCAACGCGATCGAGGGTGCGTTGGTGTCGATGGGCGAGCAGCTGGAGCAGCACCGCCTCGCCCTTCACATCCTCGTGGCTAAGGTCGCGCGCGAAGACCCCGCCGCGCCCGAACTGGAGCAGGTCGCCAACATCCTTGGCAACGCATTCCCTGTGCACCTGCACATCCCGGCCGACATGGCCGACGCGATCAACCGCATCGATAAAGGAGCTGCCGCATGAAGCTCATCCCGAACTGGCGCGACGCCTGGCGCTGGTCGAGCGTCCGGTTGAGCGCCGCGGCGACGCTCGTCTGGGCATGGCTGCTCGCCAATCCCGATGCCCTTTGGTCCTTTCTGAACGGGCTCCCGCCGGAACTGCGTGAATTGCTGCCGCCTGCCGCGCCCTTGGGCGTGTTCCTGCTCGTCACGCTTGCGCGCATCCTCACCACGGAGCCCAAAGATGATTGATCCTTCGCACATTGTCGTCACTGGCAAGCGGCCGGGCCGGAAGACACTCGCTAGCGTCGTCGGGGCGGCCACGGCCGCGCTGCTGCTGACCTATATCCCGGCGGACGAAAGCGGCCGGACGGTCCGCGTGGAGATGAAGCAGGACGGCACCGCCAAGGTCCATCATGTCAGCGGCAAGCAATATCTGCGGGCCTATCTCGACATGGTCGGCGTCCCCACCGCCTGCGACGGCCTGACGAGCTACCGGGGCAAGAAGATCGAGATCGGAGACCGATTCACCGAAGAGCAGTGCGCCACCATGCTTGAAGAAGAGCTGGTGACGCACGCCGAAGGGGTCATGCAATGTACGCCCGGCCTTGCCCTGACAATCCCGCGCCGCGACAATGCGCGCTTCGCGGCGGTCTCCGGTGCCTACAATTATGGCGTGCCGCTCTACTGTCGATCGACCGCGCGGGCGCGCTTCAACTCCGGCCAGATTGGCGCGGCCTGCGAGGCGCTGACCTGGTTCAACAAGGCCGGCAAGAAGGTTGTGCCGGGGCTGGTGAAGCGTCGGGCGCGGGAGCACGCCGTCTGCGTGAAGGACGCGTAATGGCGCGCTATGCGACCAAACCCGAGCACGCGTTCATCGAAGATGACGTCTGGGCCGAACCGGCGCGTCACGACATCTTCGTGAGCGATGCCGCGCCGATCGACACCGGCCTGCTCGACGCAGAGGGCAACGCCATCTTCCGTATGCCCAACCCCATCGGCTTCGGCCGCGACGAGGAGTGGTGATGATGCTCGCCCGGATCAAAACCATTGCGGCTATGGGCGCTGGTCTCGCCATCATGGGCCTGCTTGTCGCCCTGATCGCCACGCGCGCGACGCTCGCCGAGACAAAGCTGCGCTTTGAATTGTGGCAGACGGCGGTGGCGCACACCCAGGCGGAAGCCACCGCCGACGCCCTGACCCAGAAAATCGAAAGGGAAGCTGAATATGCGAAAGCCGCGACTGCCGCTCAGTCTGATTATGATGCTCTGCGCGAGCGTTATGCTCGCCTCGTGCGGACCCAAGCCGCTCGCCATCCGGCCGGCCGTGCCGATCTGCCCGGAGCCGCCCGCCCCGCCGGCATTCCTCAAGACGCCGCCGAAAATCCCGAGCTTCCTTCTGGAGCCGGTGATGGTATCCCCTTCGGCACAATCCTGATCCCGCAGGCGGACGCGCTCATCTGCGCCGAGAACACCGCCTATGCCCAAGGTGCTTATGGCTGGGCGGCCGGGATCACGCCGGCGCGTTGATCTCAGCGAAGTGGGTAGCGCCGACGAAGTGATTTCCCTCGCGCGTTGCCCAACCGTAATGATATTCGTCCTCGCCGGTGATGAACCGATCCCAGATGGCGATCTCGATTTCATCGTTCGTCCAGAAGAGTAGATCGCGGCCGTCCTTGAGGCGGTCGGGCATGTCTTCGACCGGAATCCAGTCGATCCTGCCCATCAGCCCAGCTTCCCCTGCATGAACTCCTCGTTCAGCTGATCCAGCGATATTTCGCGTATCGCGACCACGTTCTCCAGCATGCTGGCGATAGCGTGCACGTCCCTGCCTTGCAGGCCCGTGTCGAGCACCTCCTCGTCCTTGCTGAACCGGTCCGCGAAAGCGCGGAACCTGATCTTCAATTCGTCGCGCATGGCTGTTCCCTTTCTGCCCAGGCGAGCGCGCCGACCATGAACGGGCCATCGTCGCGCCTCCCCTCACGGATTTCCTGATGGAAATGGCGAAGTCCAATCCCGCGCGCTTCCAACGCATCGGCGACAGCCGCGCGCACTTGTTCGATCTGCTTCATGATGTTCTCCTGTTTAGAACATATGAAGAACATTCAGCGATTCGGTCAAGCCGAACGTCCGCTCCGCCCGTGAAAGCAGATTGCAATTAGAAGACGGCGCCACCTAGCCGTCCTGGGCTAGACCTTGTCCCCAATCGATCTGCAATGACCATTCCCGCAAATAAGAAAACTAATGCCACATTGTCTTCAATAGACAGAACGCTGAAACCAACGCCCATACCCACCAAGAAGGCAGCGATAGCACTATTAATCGCTCGTACATATGCGTTGGCGCCTTCGAGCGCATTTCTTACCGCCATCATGATCAACGCTGACATGAAAGCAACCCAAAGAACCAATCCTACATATCCACCATGAATTAATATAGATAGGTACAGACTATCGATGGTAGCCATCCCAGTGGGCCCAGTCACGCCGGCTAGAAATTGAGCAGTCCCATCACCATGGCCCATCCAAGGTGACTCTGAGGCACGCGTTAAGGCATCCGAAACCATAATCTCGCGTATCCGTGCACTGCTGAGGTTATCAGCGGTTCCGCCGACAACCTGAGTCAACGCATCGCCCAAATAAAACGCGTATAAGCTAACGACCGACGCTATCGCCAAAGAAAGCGTTAGTATAAGCCATCGGTACTTAAACCAATTCAACGTCATCAAGAGCACGAAAAACAAATTAGCGACAATAAACACCAGAAGACCGGATCGAGATGTCGATACAAAAACGCAGTACATACAACCAAATACGGCGATCATGGAGGCATATCTCCAACCTGCTTTTTCGTTGATTGCGAGCGCCGCGCATAGGGGAACTAAAGCTCCCGCAAACTGCCCTAGCACCAAGGGCTGGGTCATCAGTGATTGAGCTCTTAGAGATCCATCCCTGTAGAAATTGTTCATGAACGATTCAGCCAATATTCCGCCGGCGGCATATCTGTTCAAGCCGCTCAGCATCATAAGGCGCATATTATAAAGAATTTCTATGAAAGCCCCAACGGAAATCAAGATAACACAAATAATTATTGCGCGAAGTGCATGTCTATATATGTTTCTATCCAGAAGATAGACGGTAGAGCTCAGAAATATCAGTGCAATCGGCACATAAACTCGGAAATATTCGACTATAGGAATGCTGGAAGACACCGGCTTGCCAAAAAATGAAGACAAGAATCTCCAAAACGAATAAGCTCCGAGCAACAAAAAAATGAACTTAGAACGATTAAATGCATATAAAAATGGATTCCAAACTCTTTTTACTACAAAAGCATAAAATATACCTGCCGCAAAAAATAATGTGGAATAAATGACGAACGGGCTTATGCCCGGCAATCCAGGAACTGATAGGTAAAAGTATCTTGGCCACAGTAACGTAATCACGATGAGCGCCAGAAAGGATAGAGCGGCACCTCTGCCTAAGCTATAACTCCCCAAACCTGATGATCCTTGAGCCGAAGCCATGGCCACCAACAAGCGTTCTCGCCGTGACGTCGCGCTGTCAGGCACGTCGTCCATCAATTTACCATCCGCCATTGTCCTGAGACCTGCCCCTTGCAGTAGATCACGCAATCAGCCTTTGAAGCGCGAGCTGCGTTGATGCAAGACAGATTTCAGAGCGTCCGGGCTGGTGCTATCGTGTTATGACCGCGCTTTATGTTGCACCGGCGGGTGCCATTGTCTATCAGGCGCAGGCCCAACCCAGCCCATCAGGACAGTCTGAATGCGTGCATTGCGTACCGCGATGAAATATGCCGTCTACGGTCATGCCCGACCTCATCAGCCACGCTGGATCAGGTAACATCAATGGCGATACGGAATGTGAGTTATCCGCGCACGATGCCAATGCAATCGCGATTGGGCATCTCTCCGTTGGTAGTGCCTGCCGCCCTAGCCACGATCATTGTGAGTATTGCCCTTCTTGGGCTGGCGAATTCCGCTCCGGATCCGCTAGAATTGAACGCATCTCAACTAGTGCTGGCTGCCACATTTATTGTGACCATGGTGGCATTAATCCTGACCTCACTCTCAATCAGGATGCAGGTCTGCTTCCAGATTTTGTATATATACCTCTGCATATATCTTATCCTTCCAGGATTTAATCACGTTTCATTGAATGACTATCCGTTTTATCGGATGGCATATCGCGATGACGTCCAGCTGGAATCTTCCCTCATTGTAGCGGTTTTTTGCGCAGTGTTCGTGCTTATCCAGTGTTACTTTTTGATTTTTCCAAAGCCTCAGCTTAATGAACGAAATACTGAGTATCAACTTCAGAGCCGTGGCTGGTTTGTTTTTTTATACTGGGTTTTGACATGCGCGGCTGCGGGGCTATTTCTAGTCGTTGTGGGGCCGAATTATGCGTTTGGCGCGCGCTTAAACAACGTCTTAGAACTCGATGCCGCGTCAGCAACGATGATAACAGTGCTGCCGCGAGCGATCGGGTCTGTGGGTTTAGGTCTCGCATTCGCTCATGCGCGAATGCGCGGATCCCGCGTGGGCATTGTGACCGTTCTCGCATTTCTTTTACCAACGGCAGTGCTGCTGTTTCCGCCGGCAATAGCCCGGGGCACACTATTCGGCACAATCCTCCTATGCTGTTTTGCAACGATAGATTTTTCGAAGATTTCTAATCGATTAAACCTAACTCTGCTTTTCCTTTTCGGTGCTGTTGTGGCTATGCCAGTTACCGACATGCTGACGAGGGGCGGCCGAAACCTGTCTGATCTTCAGTCATCTGAGGTCATGAATCGTTATTTCAAATCCGGCGATTTCGATGGGCTTCAATCCATAAACAATGCGGTTCTGTTGGTCGAATCATCAGGTCTGCAGGGCGGCAAGCAGCTTTTAAGTTCGATTTTGTTTTTTCTCCCTCGGACGGCTTGGCCAACTAAAGCCGAACCGACCGGCATCGTCGCTGCTAGGGCTGCAGGCTACAAGTTCCTGAATATTTCACAGCCCATCCCGGGCGAATTTTTCGTGGATTTCGGCTTGACCGGAATGGCTCTCTGCGCCGCGATACTCGCCTTTCTCATGTTGCGGCTGGACAGGTGGATAGATAAAACTTGGAACAGCGTCCCCGCAAGCAGGCTCATTGCGGGCGCGTTTGTCGCCTACAGTTTGATGATATTTCGAGGGTCTTTGGGTGCAGTCATTGGGCCGGTGCTCTTGGCGGGTGCTTTATGCCTTCTAATCAAGTTTTTCGGGTACAGACGAGAGATTTCTCGTGAAAACGATCATGAGGTTGTGCCCAATGACGCAGCTTCACGATGATCCTACACCTGGACGATTTGATGGAGCATTGGCATGGTTCGCAAAGCTAATGACCCCTCCTATATTGGGATTGGCAGTAACTGCTGTTTTTTTATCGCTCATGATTCTGACCCAACCGGATTGGGACACGGGGCCAGGAAAATACTTGTTGAGCAACTATGAGGTAGAAAGAGCCGTAAGGTCGCGGTTGTCTGACCCTCCATATCTGACTTTTAAACACCTAAATAAGGGCTGCGGAATAGCTGTGCTTAGAAGGAGTTCTTTGCGTCAGATTACACGGATTAACTTCATCGTTGGTAACAACAAAAAAGTCGCATTTGCTTCAGATGCTCCGTCTGAATTTGGCAAGCTATGGAGCCGATTTTGTTTCCAAAGTTCTGGTGAAGATCTCGATCGCTCCGCCCTGTATGGAAAAGATCGCCGTGAATAAGACTTTGTCTGGTTTGGCTTTAGTTGGCACGGCGCTATCCATGTGCCTGCTGATCCCCCATTCGATCTCGAAAGACCTTAGCTCATTCCGGGTCCATAGTTTGACCTCCCAGAACCCTGGCCAGAAATTTGTGATAGCGCATTACTTTCCGCTATTCGAAGTGTCCATTGCGCCACAAACTGAGCATGGTGACTACTATGAACAGAACTTTTTAAGCCCTCACGGTGAAAATGATAAATTTCTAACGGGAAGAGGCTTCGTAAGGGAAAGGCCCTTGCTACCGCGCGGCGGCATACAATCTCGGCAGCAGGCGTTCGACTTAGACATCGCGCGAGCCGCAGAGATTGGTATTGACGCTTTCGGCATCGATCTTTTCGAGCCGGGAAGTCGATCATGGGAAGTTGCGGAGGAGCTTCTAAGCGCGGCCGCTCGATCCCGTAAGAAAATTCGAATTGTGCCAGAACCCGACATGACGGTTCTGAAGGCCACATCACCTCAGAAGCTGGCTAAAGCAATTGAGGTCCTTATATCTGATAACGCCACATTTATGTTATCCGACGGCCGAAAACTAGTAATGCCGTTTGCCTCTGAGCACGTTAGTCCAGGATACTGGAAAGAATTCACCAAGGTACTAGCGCAGGACGGGTACGATATTGCTCTTGCTCATGACTTTATCGACCCCAATAATATGGCTTCTTATGCTCGAGAATCTTGGGCCGCGACCCGCTGGGGAACTCGTGACTTAAGTAGCGGAGACGTTCAGAATGATTTCCACGCGCGGGCCCAACGGGCTGGCTACGAGCGTTGGATCGCCACCGTCGCGCCGCAAGATATGCGTCCTAAGGATCTTATAATGGCAGAATCGGAGGGCACCGGCTCTCTTCGATCTGCATTCGACGCTGCTCAACAAGGAAACGCAATTGGCGTCCACATTGCCACATGGAACGACTACAGCGAGGGCACTGAAATTGCGCCGTCCTCGGCCGCGTTGCACTCGTGGTATGATCTCGTCCAGTGGTATATCGCCAAGTTCAAAAAGGGAAAGAATCCAACCATACGAAAAGATTCAGTAATTGCGCATTACCGCCGCCAGATTTTTGTAGCGACGGAGACCAAGTACGGGAGTTCTTGGCAAAATAAGGGCACAACCCCAGTTCAAAATATTGTGGATGTCGCTGCATTCTTAACAAGAAAAGCAACTATAAGAATCAGGGTCGGGAATGTAGAAATGAGCCGCGTTCTTACAGCAGGTGCTAGTCGTATCGTTGTTCCAGCTCGTCCAGGGAAGGTGGCGGTATCAGTCGTCCGTTCAGGACGCGTGATCCTGAGATGCACAGGCGCTGAAGAGATCGTGCCAAAGCCTGCGCGACACGATCCCCTTTATATCGGCTTTTCGTCCTCTCGGGACTGCTCGTGACCCCGGGGCACGCCGTCTGGACGCATTTTAAGGCAGCGACAGTCGGATCGCCGTCGCCTGCCCCGTCGCCAGATTGATGAAGCCGCCGGCGTGGCCGATGGAGCCGCGCCCCAGCAGGTCGAACATCAGCGCCAGCGCGTGGCTGGACATGACGCGGTTGATGAACAGCGATTGCCGCTCCAGCGCCTCCGCGACCGAGCAGCTGGGCGCGTCATCCTCGGCCATGCTTTCGTCCGCAAGCTCGGGGAAATATTCGAGCACGGTCGGCAGTCGCATATGCGCATCGTTCTGGAACACGGAGCGCCGCGACGTGCCGATGATGAACTGGCCGTCCGTCGCGCGGTTGCCGAGGTCGAGCCAATAGAATGGCGGCACATGCCCCTCATCCGCGAAAGCAGCGCCGATCGCGCGCCGCGCCTTCGCCGTGTCGACGCAGGTGATGATGATGTCCTGCCCGTTCAATTCGAACGCTTCGGGCGCGCGGCCATGGACCGCAGTCCAGGCTAGACCGTGCGCCAGGTTGACGCGCTCGGTCAACGTGATCGCCTTCGAGTTGCCGAGGTCGCAGCGATAGAAGGGCTGGCGGCCAAGGTTCGCCTCGCTCACCACGTCGTCATCGATGACGGTGACATGCAGGGACCGGGACGAAATCGCGGCGAGCGCTGTGTCGAGCGACGCCAGCCCCATCAGCATCTGCGCGCCGTTGCCGCCGCATCCCACGAGGGCGACCTTGATCGCGCGATTATCAAAGCCGGCCGGGAGATAGTGCCGAAGAGGTGTGTCAGGCTGCATGATGGCCTCCTGCAAAGGGGATGCGGGGAAGTGGCAGGAACATGCCGGCCGCGCAGATGCGAGCGACGGCGTCCGGCGTTGGCCGATCGAGCCTGCCAAACACGACGGAGATCTTGGTCGAGTGCGCGTCGTCCTCGTTGTCCGGCGTGCTGAAAAAGGCACCGCCCCTGCCATGGCTGTGGATGTCGCACACGACGTGCCAGCCGGGATCGCTGGCTGGCGTTCGATAGACGAGGCGCGACGGTGTTGCCTCATCGATGACAGGAAACACCAGGTCGAAGTCGCCGCTATGCTCGTTCCACAGCACGAACGCTGCCGCCTCATCTGGCAGGGCCGCGCGTAGGTGGGCGAGGATGCGGTGATAGTGCTCGGCCGGGATCAGACCGCACACCAGATTGGCGCGCTGATCGCCGATGCTGCCATAAGGCAGGTAGATGTCGGGTCGAGGATGAAGGGGCACATCCAGTTCCAGCCAAGGCCGACGCAGGATCAGCATCACGCCATCGCTGCCAACCGCCAAGCCATGCCCCGACCGGCTGGCGCGCAGCGCATCGATGGCGGGCGACGCGCCGGTCGGCGGCACGGGATAGCAAGGCACTGCGGCGAGGACGGCAAGTGCTGTGGGATCATCGGCGAGGATGCTCATGCGCGCTTGCCCCCGATGATCTGGCCCAGCGTGATCGGCGCGGCTTCCTTCGGGTGCTGCTGGCCTCGGTTGAACGGCTGGAGCCGATGTGCGGGAAAACGCTTCGCCTTTCCCGCCGCCAGACCGTCCCAAAGGCGGACGAGACCGCCCTTTCCTTTCAGGCTGTGTTCCTGGCCCGGGTTGGGGTGGGTCGACCAGCTATCGAACACCGCGCCCTCATATTCGGGGATCGCTGCGACATTGATCGTCTTGGGCTTGGGGATGTTGCCCCAGCACAGTGTCCCATTGGCGAAGACGTTGAGGATCGGCGAGCACAGCAGCGCCGTTTCGGCCGTGGGCCGCTCGTTCTTCGCCAGCGCATAGACGCCGAGCGTGCGCCGCGTGGTGACCAGCACATGCGCGGGATAGGGCACGCGCACCGACGTCCGCTCTGCCAGCGCCTTCAAGCCCTCCGGCGGCCGGGAGATGGCAAAGTAGGCGGTTCGGCTATGCTCAGGCACCCACCATGCGAGCATGTCGGGATGCGCCACCAGCACGTTTGCCGGCAGGATTTCCGGCGCGGCCGCCTTGCCCAGTGCTTCGGTCCATTGGCGCAGATGTGCGCGCGTGAGCGGCGTGCCGGCGCCGATCAGCGGCTTGCCATCCAGCTGCTCGACATCGTGCATACTGGCGAACGACGCCTGCTCGCCGTAGCGAATGCCTTTCGTCCGGTAGAGGAGGATGGCGTTGCTGAGGGCGAGACCGCCCTGCGTCGCCTCGAACACAGTCGAATGGGCCATGGTCTTGCTCACGATTTGGAGGGAAAAAGGTCGATCAGCGCCTGGGCGGCGATCAGCATGTCGACGCCGGCGCGCAACGAGGCGAACCAGTCATCGATGAGGCCGGGATTGATTAGCGGGCAGATGCCCGCCGTGTCGTGAAACGACGTCTGCATCGCGTGCTCGCACACGTAATCGAGCTCGCGCTGGAAATGGTCAAAGGGCACGAGCGTGAGCGGCGGGGTATGCGAGGATTCCTCGTAGGCGAACACATAGTTGTGGCAGAGATCGGAGTCGTAATTCCACGCGCTGCCGGGGCTATCCAGGCTCCGCACGGCATCGGCGGCCTTGCGGACGCGGCGGATGGCGTCGGCAAGTTCGTCCGGCAGGTGCTTGAGGGGACTGGCGTTCTCCGCGAGCATCCATTCCGGCCGTCGATCGCGCATCATCGACGGCAAGCTGTATTCGGTTTCGAGGTCTTCGGCCGTCGCGCCGTGCCAGTCCATAAGCGCCTGCCGCGCGCCTTCGTCAGTGGTTTCCCCGTCCCAGTACATCGATGACATGTCCTCGAAGAGCTCCTCAAATCCGAAGATTGGCAGCACCGCCGGCAGCGCCCCGCACAGCTCCTTGTAGGCCGCCGCCTGCCAGCCGACCGGCGCGACCGGCCCGAACAGCGTGTTTGACAGGACATTGCTCTTCTCGATCCATCCAAGGTCGATCTGGCCAATGCTGTCGCAGATGATGACGATAGCCGGGTCGAGCCCGCCTTCGCAGATCATCACGGCCACGCGCAGATTGGCGATGTCGACCGGCCGGAGGATTTCCAGCACGGCGGCGTCGAACAGCTGCTCGATCCGCTGCCGCGCCTCGTATCGGCTGTAGAGCCGGTCCGCCTTTTCCCGCCCGGCCGCCCAGCGCCCGATGATCCGGTGGTGCGCCGCCAGCGGCGTGTCGAACAGGACCGGCACATCGGGGTGGAGCCCGACCGTGCGGCCGGCCAGGTCAGCCGAGGGGAGCCAGGCGCAGGCCGGGAGGCGGCTGGAGCGGTTCCGAGCGGCCGTCCGGGAAAGTGACAACGCGCGCGTGGAAGGGGGCAAGACCGGGGGCACAGAGCGGCTCGGAATTTGCGGGAGTGTCATCATCTTCGTCGATCCATTCGAGGAGCGTCTTACGGGCGACCGGCGGGATGGCGGCTTTCGTGCCAGCCACGATCAGCCCTTGGTGCCGACGGCGCGCCGGTACTCGGTTACGTGGACGTTGTTCGTCACGCCTGCGTCGAACATCTCGGCGTTGAGGATCGCCGGGTACAGGGTGGCGTGATAGGCGCGCAGCGCCTGCGGATCGTCGGCGATGTGCGGCGGGACCGGAAGGTCGATCCCGTCATAGCGATAGGCGCGGGTCAGGTGGGTGATTTGCATGAGTGCCTCCCGGCGTAGGTGTTCAAAGAGGGGCTGGGATCATTCCCAGAGGCTGACGGGCTCGCCCGGTGCGGGCTCTGTGGCCGGTGGCGCGGCGGGTTCGGGCGCTGGGGCGGCGGCCTTCTTGGCAGGCTCGGCCGGTTTCGCCTTCGGCTTGGCGGCCGTCTTCGCCGTCTCGGCCGCCGCCTGCTGCTCCGCGATCTGGTCGGCCAGCGACTTGCGAGCGACGATGAGCTGGCCCAGCGCGCCGTCCGCGCCCTTCGCCAGCTCCTCGTCAATCTCGACGGCGGTGGCGGTGATGGAAATCGGTCGGATTTCGCCCGCCTCCGCCTTGGCCTTGCTGCCCTCCGCCTTGCGCGGGATGATCGTGAGCGTGACGGTCTGGTCCGGTCCGGCCGCAAGGTCGAAGCCCAGAGAATAGCGCGAGAGCAGCGGCAATAGGTTGGTGATGAGCATGGGCGTCAATCCTTTTCGGGGTGGGCGTGGTGGACGCCAAGGCCGGCGCCTGCGGGCGGCGGGCTGTATCTGCCGTCCAGCGTCATCGCGCTCGGCAAACGGCCGGCCCAGCTGAACCCGGTCGCGTTCAGCATCCCGTCGATGAGCTTGGGGACCGGCGCATCCAGCAGCTTGGCGAACGGCTTCGCGCCCATATGATCGATGAGGCCGCATTCCTTGGCGATGAACTTGAGCTCGTCCTTGCCGAACCGGGCCAGGAACGCCTTGTCCACCTGCCATGTGTCGCGCAGGACCGCGTCGAACGCCGCCGCGAACTCGGGATCGCCCTCCACCGCCTGGATCAGCGCCGCGCGCCACGCGGCCTCGCGAATGGCTGTCACGCGGGCGGCGATCGCTTCGGCCGTGACGGTCGCCTTCGGGGCGGCGGCGGGCGCGCTGGCCGGCTTGGCCTTTGCCGCTGGGGCGGGCGCGGGCGATGTCGAAGCCGCCTGCGTGTCGCCCTTCGCAGAAGTGGGTACTGTACCCACTTCCGGCGCTTGCGCGGCCGGAACGGGTTCGGACGGAGCCGCCGCAGGATCAGGCTTGGCTGGTGCAGCCGCCTCGCTCTTCAGCTTGAAGCATCCGGGGTTCGTGCAATTTCCGTCATCGACGTGCGTCTCGAACAGCGCCCGTTGAGAAGCCGAGTTGAACGGGCATGTCGTGCATTCGGTCTTGTCGAACGTCGCCGCGGCTAGGCTCTGCGTCATGCGCATCAGCACGTCGCGGGTCTTGTTCACGTCGAGCCCGTGCGACACGATCGTCTGCAACGCCTGGTCCTGCTTGTCAGTCGGGACGGCGGCGAGCAATTCAGCGTGCCCGACCTTGATGCGGCGTTCGTCCAGCGCGAGCTTTACGCCCTCCGACAGGCCGGCGAGCGCCAGGCGACGGTCAAGCTTCGCCGTGGACCAGCCCAGACGCTTCGCTGCCTCGCTCCGGTCGTTCTGGCAGGCGGCGAGCACGCGCACGGCGGCGTCTGCCTGCTCAGTTTCGGAAGCATCCTCGCGGATGTCGTTCTCGTCGATAGCGGCTTCCAGCGCCTCCTGATCCGTCATCTCCTTGATGATGACCGGCACCTCGCCGTCTTCGCCGAACGCTTCCACAGCGGCACGGTAACGACGCTCGCCGGCGACGATCGCATAGTCGTCACCCTCCTTCGCGGGGCGGACGAGGATCGGCTGGAGAACGCCGCGCAGACGCATGGAAGAGACGAGCTCGTCATGCTTGCTCTTGTCGAAATAGCGGCGCGGGTTCTCGCCGTGCCGGAGCCGCTTGAGGGGCAGCTTCGTGGCGTATTGCAAGATGGTGTCGGTCATGGGATTTCCTTCATTCGCAGAGGCCGTAGCGGCTCGAGCATTTTGGCCCATCTTCCAGCCGCTCAATCTCATCCAAAGAGTTCAGCAGGTCGAAATTCCGCCCGCCGCGTGACGTTTTCGACCACTCCACCGCGCGATCGATGCGTGCCCGAACCTTGCCATTCTCATCGGGAGGCAGCTTGTCGGTCGGCAGGAAGCTCGAGATGAAGTCGTCTCTCTCGCCCATCGCGACTGACGTATTGGCGTGCCGGGCAACATTTCCGCAGTCCACTTCCCACTCGGCGATGCGTTCGATCACCTCTGGGAAGTGCAAAGCCGTCAGGCGCACCTCTTCCTTCTGCGCCATAATGCAGAAGCATCCCACTCGGGACATACCAAGAAGATATAGAGGGTTCGGTTTCAAGCCGTGGCGCTTCGCGATCTCGAAGACTTGGGCGGCCTTCCATTGGTGGATCGGGCGATAGATAACAGCCGGGGCGCGCCAAGAGCATCGCACCACTTCCAGCATCGACTTTTTCGCGCGGGCCTTGCTCTCTTCAGCGCGCTCGCCAACCCATTCGACCACGGGAACCCCGCCCATACGGATCGGGCTTTTGATGAATTCCATCGGATCCAGCTTCAGCTCTTGCGTGCAGAAGCGGGTTTTTGAGCCAGGGAACCGTCCGTGCAATTTCGCCATGTCGAGAAAGGGGTTTCCCGTAGGCGTCATGAACGAAATTGCTCGCTCGATGAGGTGTGCGGGAACAGGGGGGCTTATTTTGATCGGGCAGTCGCATTCCTCGCGGAGCGCGGCCTTCTCCGCGTAGCTGAGGTCATTCGCTTGCCGTTCGCGGCACGCTGTCGTGTGCTGCTTGCGGCGAAGCTCCTTTGGCCAGTCGCGAGCGATCGCCTCCCGGCGCGCAGCAAACCGATCGGTGAAATCGGCGCGGACCGTTTCGATCGTGATGCCCAAGGCGCGCGACAGATAGGCGACGTGCTCAAGCGTCACGTCGTGCTCATTGCCTGTGTCGGCAAACAAGAACCGCGGACGAAAATCCGGACGGCGAGACATGCGCTCCACAGCGAGGCACGCGACGGCCGTGCTATCCTTGCCGCCGCTGATGCTGACGAAATGAACCGCGTTCAT